CTATACGATTTTAATAGTGATAGGTTCTTTCCGGTCCTGAGCCTCCTTGAGAATCCGGACCAGCTCCTTCTCGTAGGGGGTAGAGTTGATGACCTTGCCTTTGACTTTGTTCTCGCCGACCAAGATACATCCGGCCGAGTCTTCGGCCGTGTTTCCGCGGTGGATCAGGATTCCTTCGAAGTGCTTTACATTCTGCAAACGAGGGAGCTCCCGCTTGAACTTCGGGGAGTAGTCCACCACAACGTTATAGGTGCCGTAGGGAATCGCGGTCTCCGCGTACACTTTCTTCTCGTCGCCGTTGAAGACTCCATTCTTGTTCAAGTCGCGCACCTTGTCCTCCAAGGTGTCGCAGAATTTCTTACCGTCTATTGAGAGAGAGCCAATCGTGTAGCTCTCTCCCAAGAAACGTCTTTTAAGCTCTAACTTCATAATTATCAGCTATTTACGTTGATTGCCTTGGCTCCAACCTTCGATCCGAGCGGTGCGACTACCGATCCGATGTCGTCGGCCATCTGTTCCGTCGCCGTAGCGATCCGGCCCGTGTCGCTCTTGATCCCACGGAGGAGTTCCATTGATTCTGTCTGGGAAGCCATCAGCGTCGGGATCAGCCCGGCCGTCTCTTCGGTTCCCATGATAAGCTCGTTCCATCCGGTCAGAATCGCGTTGATTGACACCACCTGATCGTATTGGGCTACTTGGTAGTAGATCATCGAGTTTGCGGCCGCGGCCAGCACCAGCGCCGTATCTTCGGTAAGCGAGCCGACAGCCTTCGAAATGCCAGTCAGGTTGGATTCTCCTCCATCCGGCAACCACTGCGAGAAGTCGCCCCATATCTCGCCGAAGTAGGCGTACAGAGCCTCACGGAAGTCTTCGAACGGGAACTGCTCCAGTGTCGGGAGTTCGTCTTGGCTTAATCCGTTTAAACGGCGCGTTTCTTCCATGAAACTATCCATGATGTTCTCCACGCCCGGCATGATGAACTTCGCTGTTGCCAGTTCAAGGATCATCTTGTCCACCATCTCGTCCACAGTCTCGTTCCACGCTTCCTTGGCGGAGAGGCTACCGTCTTTCACTCCGTCGTAGATCGCCTGAGCGAGATCGGAGGAGAAGGTCTTGAAGTCAGTCCCGTAGAACGATTCCACTAACTCGCGGCGGTTCTCGGCGATTTGCTGGTTAAGCTCCTCGATCTGTCGCCACATATCATCTACCCGGCCCTGATCGAAGTCTTTGTCTTTCTTTTTGTACTCAAGGTCGATCTGGCGGTTGAGCTCTTTCTGCTGATTGAGAAGGTTCTGCGTCTGCTGTTTCGCCGTCTTATTAATGTCAGCCGTAGAGTACGCGCGATCCATCGCCTTCTCCAAATCCCTGTAGGCGTTCTCCAGCTTCCGGACAGCACGTTCTGATGCTTCCTGCTCCTCCTTGATTCGACGCTGACGCGCACCGAATATAGCGAGCACCGCTCCAAGGGCTACCGATGCGGCAAGAAGCGGGAGCATGGTGGTCATCAGTCCTTTGGCTATCGCGTCAGCGATGCTCATTACGGTATTCACCAGCGCGATTCCCGCCTGAACAGCCTGAAACCCCTTCTGGATGTCCTGAATCATCGCGGACGCCTCTTCTCCGAACGCACTGCCGAAAATGTCGCTGAACGTGTTCATGGCATCTCCGATCTTGCCTATGTCGCTACTCAGGTTGCCGAGGTAAGCGTCCATTTTGTTCAGCGCGGCCTTCGTCTTCGTAAACCCGGTCTGGACCTTATACTCGGCCGCGGCCAGACTCTCAACCGCCTGCTGGGTGTTTTTGACAGCATCACGATTTTGGCGCTCAAGGTCGTTGATTCGCTGGAGTATCGTAGCCCTCTCCTCGTCGGTTCCGGCCTGAGACATCTGGAGCCGGAGAATAGCAATCTCAGAAGCGTTTCGCTTCTCGATCTCCGCCTGCGCCGCCCGCGCCGCCGCGAGATTCGCTTCGGCCGCCTGAACCTCTCGGGTTCCGGTCAGAATGTCATTTATTCCCTCCTTGATTGCCGCGAAGGGACTGCGCTCCCACGACTGCTCCTCAAGGTTCTGAATGATCCTCACGACCTCTCGGAGTTGTGTCGGGTCCAAATCGTTTTTGGACGCCTCATAGAAGTTCTTCATCATGGAGGTGAGGTTCCCCAGCGTCTTGGTGCCAACGCGATCCAAGTCGCCGAATGCCTGAGCAAACATTTCGAGGTTCTTAATCTCGTCGAGATTCACTCCCGCGATCTGCCTGCGTTCAGATTTATTCACGGCCTCAACTCCCTGAGTCTTCTGGTCGGGAGTGAGTATCGTACTGGACTCGATCCGCGCCCGCTCCTCAGCCGCTTTCGCGGCGATAATGTTTCGCCGCTTCTCATAGTCCCCGAACTTCTGGACGCTTTCGGCCATCTTCTTGACCGTTTCCTGCTCGTAGTTGAAGTAGGCATTCATAGCCGACTTTGCCGAAGTCTGGATGGTCTCCGGGAGCTCCTTGATCGCGGCCTGCACCTTCTTGATGTCGAGCACGGTCTTGTTGCCCGCTTCGTCCGTAGCGAAGAGGGTGTCCCAGTCGATGATGCCGCCACTCTTAGTCTGGTACGCCGTCAGCGTCTTCTTGAGTTGCTCGCGCAACTTACTGAACACGTCCAGCGTGTCGAGGCCCGTAGTCGAAGTGGTGATCTGGGCGGCAAAGTTAACGTCGCCAGTCGCCGCCAATATGGATTCGTACATCTTCTTAGCCTCGTTCTGGAGCGAGATGTCGTTTGCCAGACGCTTGAGGTCCTTCTCGATCCCCTCCTTGAGTGCGTTGTAGGAGGTGTCGGAGACATCCATGTTGAACTTGAGAGCCGCATTCTTGTCGTTGAGTTGTTTCTGAGCATACTCGGCCGCCTTCTTGAGTTGCGCCACCAGTTCCTCCGGAGTCAGCGCGAGCGACGGAGTGAGGAAGTTGAAGCTCTTCGCCAGATCGCCGTACAGCTTCTCTACGTCGCTGGCGGCCAAGGCATCACCCCGGACCTTCTTGAGAGACTGGTAGCGGCTGTATGCCTCCTTGAGAACCTTCACTTCGCCTTCGAGGGCCTGCGTCCGATCCTTGATTGTTTTGGTTGCCTGCTTCTTATCGAGTTCTATGCCATACTCTTTGGCAATATCCCTGAGCAGTTTCAAGACCTTCTCGGATTCGGTTAAGTCCTTGGTAAACTCTTTTTGACCCGCATTTACAGCGTTGGATAGATTGTCATACGTCTCCTTTGCCGTCTTGTACTGCTTGATAAGACCATCGACGCCTTCGTCGTACCGAGTGTTGGGCTTGATCGCCGATCCAAGGGCATCAGCAAATCGCTTCCGCCAGCCCTTCAACTCTTCTTCTCCCTTGCTTAGAACCCGTGATATGTCTGTGAGACCAAACACATTCAGCAAAATCTCGTTCATCTCCGGGCCAGCGCCTTTGAACTCTTCACGCATAGCCTCGACGCCTTTTTTAGCGAAACTGCGAAGGAGTTCCTGAAAATCTTTTGCATCCTCCGGCTTTAAGCCGAAGGTTTTTAAGTCGCTCCAGTCGATAACCTGCCCCCTAAACTCCTTGTACTGGGACTGAATACGATACCAGAACCTATCAGCCGCATCGGATGCGTTCTGAAAGACCCTAACAGTGTTTCCGATGTTTTGATTAAGGGTTTTGAAATCAAAGATACCCGATGATTGGTATTTTTGAAAGTCCTTAAAATAGGAGATTAGTACCTGAATACGTTCAGCGTAGGATGCTCCGGAACGCTCCATTGCATCCATGTCTTTTCGCAAATTGTTCAGGAGTACATTTTCGTCGTGAACCCCATCGGCAAGCAATTTTCCGAGCTCTGAACTTATGGAGCTCATATTCGATTTATACTTAGAGGCCAACTTGTCGATGTTTTGCATCCATCCGGGACCAGAGGCTTGAAGCGCTCCACTGAACAGCGTTGGATTTGATGCGGTAATGCTGAGGGTTTCTTGGTATAAATCAGCGAGTCGAACCAGTTCGCGCATGCGATCAGCTTCATCAGATATACCTACAACTCGTTGTTTTATCAGCTTGGCAATCTCTTCATTACGGGATAACATCTCCGTGAGGCGCTCGTTGATCTCCCTATGTTTGTCCGAGTTTTGATCCAAGCCGGATAGTTGATCCTTATAAATTCGCTGGATGGTAGAATACTCCTCTTTGAATGCAGACAGAGACTCCTTGGCCGATTGAGTCATCTTTTCGTTTGCGTCCTTATACATATCAGTATGCTTATTAAGGGCGCGAAACGCCGATATTACGGCGGCAAGTCCCGCAAAAGCAATAGTAAGAGGGTTGTTAATCAGCGAGGCCCATAGGCTTTTCAGATTAACAACTAACTTTCCAATGGTACTCGAAAACAGCAGAACTACTCGTTGGGTTTTGGTGGCGTCGGCGGCATACAAAACTTCGGCTTTTGTCAGCATGCCAAGTTGCGCGAGTCGGAGACCCTCAGCCTTGTTGAGTCTCCCGAGGGCGAGGAGCCGAAGGGCCAACTCTCTTGCCGCCGGGTTGTTAACCCCCATTTGGGCGATCTCCGCGGCGGTAAGCCGATTGGTAGTAGCAATCAGCCTAAGCTCTTCGGTAGTGAGTAGGCGATAGTTGCTGGCCTGAATCAACTGCGCCGCGGCTTTCTTCTTATCGGTCAGGATAGACTTGGCAGTTGCCGCTTCTGCTCCGTATACGGCGCTTCCATAGGCCACGGCCGCTACTTTACCTGCGGCCCATATTCCAACGAGGTTGGTGCCTACGGATAGAATTGTCTCCAGATTTTTAGACATCGAAACAAGCAGGTCTCCGGCCGCTTTAAGAGCTCCCAGTTGCGAGTCTCCGACACGATAGAACGCCTGCTGAATATTGTCAGTAAGTTTCTGATAGATACCGTACAGAGTATTCGCCTGCTTCTGTTGCATATCATAGAATATGCCCCCCTTGTTGGTCATGTCTTCGAAAATATCAGCAACCATTTCAAAGGGAACCTGACGCTTGGAGATAAGGTCAAACACTTCCGATGTGTCAACCACTCTATTTTTCAGCAACGTAAACTTATCCGCGAGAAGCTGGATCAAAGGAATACCAGCCTCGGTGAATTGACGAACTTCCTGACCTCGAAGTACCGAAGCGGCACGCACCTGACCATAGGCCAGAATCAATCGACTCATATCCACACCGAGGCCAGCCGACACGTCAGCCAGACGCTTTGTCGTATCGAATAGCTTGTCGGTTTCGATTCGGTATGCCGACAACTGTTTGGTATAGCTGAGAAGTTCCTGCGCCGTAAACGGAGACTCGATAGCCAGTTCAAGAGTCTGGCCGAAGAGTTTGTCAGCCTTCTCCTTATCCTGAATCATCGCCTGCAACGAGATGCGCTGGAGTTCAAAGTCCGCCGTCGTTTTACGGATGTTATCCACCAGTCGCCATGCCCCCAGAATTGAGAGATACTGGTTGAGGAACTGCGGCATGCCGTTCAGGATTCCCTTTTGGGTAGATAGCGCTGAGTTTTGAGCCTTAATAGTTCCAAGGCTTCGGTTTCGCGCATTAGCAAGCGACTCCTCGGCCTTCTGGACCCGAAGTTTTACCAACGCCGCCTGATCCTCCAACGTTTTCTGCTGGAGAATAGCTTTATTTTCTCGGGTGACGGCAAGAGCGTTGTTGCTACGCTGTTGTGCGAGATTTTTGGCGGCAATCGCCCGCTGAGTAGTGATCTTCTCTTCGGCCAGTGCCGTAGCCGCTACGTCCTTGGCTGACTTGATGTTGAGCGCTTGGATGCGTTCGAGTATCTTTTGGAGCGTCGTGAGTTCACGGGTCAGCGAAGAGATCGCGTCCTTGGTCTCCGGCGTGATAGGCTCGATTTTGAGGTCTTTCAGGCGATTTACGACGCTTTCCAAGCTGTCGAGGCTCTTTGTACTCGGCATCTTGAAAGTAAGGCTTATTTCGGCCTTGAGAGCCTTCTCTATCTCTGCCTTTTTAGCCTGCCACTCCTTGTCGATCTCCTCGATGTTGAAGTTGAAGCCTACTGGGATTATAAGTTTATCGTCAGCCATGTGTTACTTTTTTTGTGTTTTTCGACGGATATAATCGGCCATCTGCTCTTCGGTTATCTTGCCCTGCTGGAAGAGCTTCTGCATGTATCGCTCTCCGGCCTTCCGGTTCATCTCTATCAGGTCCTTGTCGGTGTACTTGCTCGGCTTTCCGTTGCCGGGCGTCACCCTTCCGCCCTTCGGTTTCTTCCGGAGACCGGACTTGTCGGCCAGCATGATCGTCTGTTTCACCATGCTATCCACGAACCAGTAGCGATACCAAGTGAATAGGTTCATGTTGCCGTATAGCGTCACTATCAGGTCTGTTCGGGCACCGATGCGTGTTTTTGAGCTATACTCTTCGTACTTGCTTTTGTCATCTCGACTGTCAGCATGTTGTTGGCTTGCAGGGATGCCATATTGCGAAAAAAAAAGCCGACCTCCTCGCTGTTCAGGGCATTCTCCAGAATTCCGGCAAAGTCTGCCTGATTGCCGAAGAAATGCAGGTATCGCCAGTAAATCCAGTGGAACAGCCATACCTTCACGGGGTGCGCGAGGATCAGCAGGCTCAAGCACTTCGGAACCATCTTACGGTTCATGGCGATAGCCTTTAAGGTCTCTCCGGGTGTGTCCTCGCGCGTGACGGCGGTGTACTCACATTTCGAGACAAGTTTTGACAATTTTTCAGCCACATAGTTCGTCAGTCTACGGGTTTTATATTTCTTGCCATTAACGTAGAACTCGAAGGGAGCGTTGTCATCAAGTTGCCCCTGCAACATCGCGGCCCGAGCCTCTGCCCGTTCGTTGGCGTTTTTGAATATATTCATTCTGATTAGCTTGTTTTAAAAAAGGGGCGAGCGCCTAAACACCCGCCCCCTTTCGGTGATACTTTGTTCGTTACTTCGACTCGGTGGTCGAAGCTTTGACGGCACGACCTGCGACCGACGATCCGTTCTTCCCGATGAAGAGGTAGATGTAGTCGCGCGTGTCGGCGTCCTGACTCTTCGTCGCCGAAGCGTTGACGTGGATGTTGAAGAGCTCCGTCGAAGCCCCTTCGCCTTGGAAGCGCGAGGAAATCTTGCAGTTCGGGTACACCAGCGAGTCCCAGAAACCCTCCTCGAAGCGGAGGCGGACCATGCAGTTCTCGATGACGGCCAGCTTCTTGCCAGCGCCCAGAACCTTGCGATCCTTAACGAAGGCGCCAGAGCCAGCGGTCAGCGTGAGCGCGTCCATCTGGAGAAGGTTGGTGCAAATCTCTTCGGCCACGTTTGCGAGGTCGCCCTCGAACCCGTAGGTACCGTCGGTGGTCGTGGAGATGATCTCCTGACCGTTCTCGTACTTGTGCGAGGTAATCTCCATCTCGTCGCCAGTGAACGAGAACGTGCCCTCGCGGAAGCCGCCTACCTCAGTCCACTGATCGGCCGTGATGGTCGAAAGCGTGGCTACCTCTCCGGTTGCCGGACGCTGGTAGATGTCGAACCATGTAATTCCAGATACATACTGGAACTGTTCTGCTAATTTAGCCATAGTTGTGAATTATTTTGTGTTTGTTTTTCGATTTATCCCGCCATCCGGACGAGAAGATTTACGAGTTTGGTTGAGTAATTGGCAACGAGTGTCTTTCCTTCGTACAGCAGATTTTGGTTCAGGACGGTTCCCGGAATTTTAAGAGCCTCGTCCAACTGCGACATAACAGCGGCCTGCCTTGCGGCATTCGCGGTCCCCGTGGACAACAGTCGGATGTAGACCCCCACAATCACGTTCGCCTCGAAAAGATCGGAGCTCGTGGTCATCCGGTTTACGGTTCCATTGAGCGTTACCGTGATGTAAGCATCGGGCCAGTCAGACGTAGGCACGTCCTGCGCCGTAAATGCGGGTATGGAAACCAAGCCGCTGTTGTTAATAGCGTCCCTGATCTTCTCCGCGGCTGTCAACTCTGATAATTTCATCACGACATTAATTTCGCATTCAACAAAAATTGCTGAGTGAGATATGGTACGATGTCTTCACTCCACCATCCTATTCCGCGCTTCGGCATGCCGTCGGCGCGTTGAGTACCAAGTCCGGCCTCAACGGAGTAAGCGTAGGGTGCGGAGCTCACCAACACCATCACATACTTACCCGCCGTCCGAGCGTCGGTTGCGGCAAGAGTAGCGTTCAAGAGCTTTTGCCCATTGACTACCGTTTTCTGACCCTTATAGGTCACGGTTCGCTGGGAGGCCGGGTAATTAGGGTTGTCAACCCACTGCACCATTCGGCCATTCTTGAATATCCCGATCCCCGTACTTGCTGTCAGTGTTCCGGTCTGGTTCTGGAAGAGTACATCTTCCCTCATAAGTTTGTCGAAAATGCTCAAGGCAACCTTCTGAAAGACATTCTGTATGCGAGTATCGAGATACGCTTCTGCATACTTTGCGAACACCTTCTTGAAATTGTCCCTTTTAGCCATTTTGATCGTCTCCCTTGTTGAGCCATACCGTAACCCCACCTACATCGGGATCGGCTACCGCTTCGGCCTCCAAAGCCAAAAAACGAATAACCCGAGCGTTCTCTACCGTGACCACCACCTCGTCGTTCGTCCGAACGTCTACCGACGAATCGGGAATAATGATAAGCGGAGAGGATAGGTAGTGACCTTCACGGATGCTGGTGTTGCCACCGGAATTGCCCCGTTGCAGGCCGCACTCACCCTCATATACCACGCTGAAAACTTCCTCGAAGGTTTCGGGATCAGTCTTGCCAGTACCGCGCCGAATAAGGCAGGTGTGCGGATAGAAGTTAAAAGCACCATCCATTGCCGTTCACCGTTGATCCGGCCCACAGCCCGGAAGCGTCGTAAATCTCAGCCTCTTCGGGCGTAGCTTCGCCGTACTTTTTGTAGATAATATTTGCCAAAGAACGCCAGTATTCCCGGTCTCCTTCTGCAACCTGAATCTGGCCCTCCGTGTAGCGGCGGTTGCCCATTTGTTTTGAGCTACCGCCGCCGTTCACGAGAGTTCCAGCCGCGAAGTAGACATCTGCCGTAGCCAGATCGCGTTTGCGAATCCAAGTCAACGGCTCTGCTCCTTCGGCGTTGCGCTGAAAGGCCGGAGCATCAGACTCTATGTCGCGCCGCGCCAAGATACCGTTGATGACAGCATCCGGTAACGGGTAGTTGACGATCAACCCCCGAAGATACTCCTCAATAGTTATGCTTGGTACAGCGCCCATAGTGTCCTGATATTACTGGTTTGCCTCTTCCTTGTTTGCCGGAGCGTTGCCGTTCAGCACGTTCTCCAGCGCCTTGATCTTCTCCTCGCCGAGCAGATTGACGGCCTCCTGAGTCTTGGCGACCCCGGTGTTGGCGTTGATCTTCACGCCGATGGTCTCCATAGCGGAGATGACGGCGGCGCGATCATACTCGCCCTCGCCGACAGCGATGGTCGTAACGACGGGTTTTGCCGCCGCCCTGCCAGCCTTGGTCGTCTTCGTCGTCTTGCCACCACCCCACGGCTGATCCGTGCTGGTCTTGAGGATGCAGATGTTGTTCGGGTTTCGGGGTACCGGAAGAACGTAAGCCTCCATCGAGGTAACGTCCTTGACGGGGTTCGAGAAGTACTCCACGATGACGGAGATGCGACCCTCCTCCACCGAAGAGTGGAGCACGTTCGGGTTGTTGTCCATCTCGTAGATGTTCTCGCAGTTCTGGAGCTCGAAGAAGCGGTCGGGCACGCAAAGTACGGCCACATCCTCAGCGAAGCTCTTGATGACGTTCCCCTTGCCGTCGCGCTCTACGTTCGACTTCTCGTCGATCTCGATGATCGGAACGATGCCGTAGTAGTTCACGAGACCTTCCATCACCTCCTTGCGGGTCAGAGGAATCTGGCCGGGATTCGGAGTGTTCGGGTACATCTTCATGGCGATCTTCACGCGAACATTCTTGTTCACGGACATCTCGCGGATCAGCTTCTTCGAAATCAGCCAGTTGGTGTACGGCAGTGAATTGTCGTCCATCCAGTCCTGAATGTCGAGGAGGTCCTGAATCGGGTCGTCGGTACCGCTACCCCAGATACCGTAGCTCGGAACCTTGAAGCGGTCCGACGGGTAGTTGAGGTCCACTGCGATCTGGATGCCTTCGCCGTTGTTCTGAGCGTCGGCTGTGATGAAGCCCGTGGAGAGACCCTCGAACACCATCATGTTGATACGCGAGTGCATACCGCCGACAGCGGCCGCGAAGCGCTCCAGATAGTCGTAGCGAGCGTGGAAGTTCGGGTCATCGGCGATAGGCTCGAAAGCCTTGAGTGCCATGAAGTCCGAAGCGTCCATCTGGAAGCCGTGACCGATCAGGGGAATCGTACCACCGTAGGTCTGCCATGCGCCAGCACCGCGGAGCGGCTTCTGGCCGTTAGCCGACAGAACGGCGGCGGCAACGTTGATTTCCGTGTCGCGCACGTTGATCTTCCACTCCGGAGTCCGCATGCGGCGGCCCCAGAAGGCGAACCGACGCCAGAAGGCATCGTTGTACTTCGCGTTTACGTCGTTGATGACGGTCGTAAACGCCTCAACGCCCTCCCAGAAAAGAGCGACGTTGTAATAGAGAGTTTTGCTGTAAAGTCCCATAGTTATGCGTTTTTATTAAAGACCGTCGTAGAAACGAACGAAGTAACCGTGCGTGTTCATGTAGTTCCGAATCATCGGATGCACGGGCGCACAGCGCCGCGCGTAGATGACATTGCAGATGTGAACGAGGTCCACAAGCTGAGTCTGCTCGTCTCCGTAACACGGAATGTCCGCGAACGAAGTAGCGGTGGGGATGACTTTGATCGTTGCGCCAGAACCAGCGGCCGAAGCCTCGACGAGAATATCGTCAACGGCCAGTGCGCCTACGGCGGCCGAAAGGGTCAGCACATCGTAGTCGGCATTCGAGTCGTCGATAGCCGTAACGGTCACACCCGTTCCGGTGTAGTCGAGGTCCGTTACGTCGTTCGGAAGGTGCATCAGCACCATGCCGACGCGGGCACGGGTGCCCTCGAAGTCTTTCTTCACCTGCACCTGCGTAGCCGAAGCCTCAACAGCCGCGTTTACTGCAAATGCGTAGTGGGGCTGGGCCGTCTTTGCGAAATCGTCGCAACCGAACGGGGTACCAGCGGGGAGAACATTCCCGACGGGAGGCATGTCTGCCAGCGCCATGTTGTAGCCAGTAGGCAGAGTTACCTCAGCCTTGCCACCATAGACGTTGCGCAGACCACCAACAGTCATGGAGTACTCCCGCATTTTGTTGTAGTTATAACCTGCTCTCATGGTTTTAAACAGTTGTTAATTAATGGTGTCGTTACTCGTCCCCGTCACCCTTGCCTTCGGTTTTGATACCAAGGTTGCGCAAAAGCGCTTCGGCGGCCGGGTCCTTCTCTCCGTTTTTCGGAGCCGGAGTCGGGGTAGGATCGCCGGGGACGTAGCCAGCCGTGGCCGGAAGGCCCTGAGCCGTCAGCGTCCGCTCGTAACGCGAGTAAGCCCGCGAAACAATGGCTTCTACCGTGTCGTCCTCTTTGATCGTCTCGAACGCATCCTCCAGCGCGATCTCAGCTACACCTTTGTAGGTGTCGATAGGAGTCTTCTTCTTGTCGGTGGGCTTGAAAAAAGCCTCACGCGCTTGCTGAATCAGTTCCTCCTTGCGGCGCTGTCCGGTCAAACCTTTCAGTCTGGCCTCCTGCTCCTCTTCCCATGCCTTGCGACGCTCAAGCTCGGCCTTGTACCAAGCGGGCATCTCTTCGGTGTCGTTAGGCTTCGGAGCCGGATTCGGATTCGGTTCGGGATGTTCCTCCTTCCATTTCGAAATGAAAGCTCCCTGATCGTTGTTGAAGTTAGTGTTGACCGAAGTGATGGTCGGCAGAAACTTCTCCATGAAGGCGTCGATCTCCATATCGGAGTCGTCGGGCAGGAAGGTCATCGCGTTTGTCGCGGCATCCAAAATGGTGCGGTCGGAAATCTTTTGGGTTTTTCCCAGTCGTTCCTTGGTTTTTCCAAGTACTTGCTCTTTTGTAAACTTCATTGTTTTTCAATGATTAGTGAATGTTTCCACAAGCACGAGTGCCATTCACATGATTCTCAAATACTTGCATACTCAACGACAAATGTAAAACATTTTTTGCCAAGAACAAAATTTATCGTAAATTTGCGAATAAAACTTTACTATGTTCACTCGCGTAAATCCCGATACACAACCCGTACAGCTCTACCCGAAGGTAGAGCGGGAACTCAGTACGGTTAAGAAAAAGGGATGGGTCAAAGTAAACGGAGCCAAACTGCGCGACAACAAAGACATCATCGGCCAGACCGGGTTTCAGGAAGCGATCCAGACCTGCGAAGCGGATGTCATCTGGACGGGAGGCTCCGCATCAGCGGGCAAAGGCCATGCGTATAGCTTTCAGATCGCAACACCGTTTGGATTTCGCAAAATGGGCGACCTCAAGCCCGGAGACATCATCTCCAACACCTTCGGCGGCCAACAGCGAGTAGTCAACATTTACGAGCTCGGAGAGCAGGATGTATATAGGGTACACTTTATCGACGGCGCTTTCGTTGACTGTACCTACGAGCACCTATGGAATGTTTACGAAATGAGGAAGCAATCCAAGAGGGCGAAGTTGCATGGATTGAGCCGGGACGAGGACTGCGTAGTATGGGACACAGCGGCCATTATAAAACACCTCGACGAGAAGCCGAACAAACATATTGCCGTGCCTCTATGCGAACCCGTAGCGTTCTCCCGGCCGGATAAGTTACCGATTGATCCGTACATGCTCGGATTCTTGCTGGGCGACGGGTGTATGACCGGAAGCCGCAAGCACATAAGTATAACAAGCGTTGACACTGAAATAGTAGATTATTTCAGGCAGGCAACAGAACGTCTATACGATTGCCAGAACGACAAGGACTATATTATATATGACGATAGTCTGCTGGACAAAATAACCAAACTCGGATTATACGGTACATATTCCCACACGAAATTCATACCTACCCGATACAAGCTGGCATCGGTAGAGGATCGCTTTGCCTTGATTCAGGGTCTCATGGACTCGGATGGGTATGCCGACAGCCGAAGGTCGAGCGTTGGCCTAACCACCACTTCCAAGAAACTGGCCGAAGATATTCAGGAGGTGATATGGTCTCTTGGCGGTATGTGTACGATTACCCAAAAAGCGACCTCGTATAAGAAGGACGGTGTGCGCATCGAGTGCAAGAACGCCTATGTATTATATATACAGACTGCCGACAACGCAAAGTTGTTCCGGCTGGATCGTAAAGCATCGAAGGTGAAGGCACGCAGGTTTTCCAAGACGCGCAGGATCGTGAAGGTGGAAAAAGTCGGCCGAGAGCAGTGTAGGTGCATCGCAGTTAGCAACCCAAACTCGCTATACCTCGCTTCGAAGGCGTGTGTAGTTACTCATAATACATATTGCATTCTGTTAGAGGCGCTTAGAGGCATTGGTAAATACGGATATTCGGGCCTTATTATAAAAAAGGAGCTCGTCGAAGTAGGCACCGCGGGTGGTATTCTTTCGGATGCGAAACGAATATATTCCGAAATGAAAGGGTGCGAGTACTCGGCCTCCGACTACTCCTTTGCATGGCCTGAGTATCAGAGCTCTATCATGCTCACCCACATCAACCTGCAATCCGACTCTCAGGAGAAGGAGGCGCAGGAGAAGATGAAGAACAAGCAGGCATCCTATATCGCCATCGACGAGTTGACCAACTTCACCTTCAAAATCTGGAAGTATTGGTTCTCTCGAAACCGTGACGCTTCCGGTATGAAACCCAAGATGGTCTGCACCCTCAACGCGAACGGCTGGCACTGGAGCTCCAAAATGCTCCGGACGGCCGGGTATATCGGCGATGACAACTATGTGCGGCCAGAGCGCGTCGGCAAGATCATGTACATGGTAGTCAACGGCGACAAGCCGGAGGACATCATCTGGGGCGAGACTCCGGATGAAGTCAAGAGCCGCATTGACCTTGAGTCCATGCTGACAGCCGAGATGCGGGCCGCGGGGCTGACTACGGACAGCTTCATCAAGACCTTTACGTTTATCCCCGGCAACATCATGGATAACCGCATCCTCACCTTCCAGACGCAGGGTGGAAATGTCGCTAACTTGTTCAACGTCGGAGAGGCGGAGCGAATGAAGCTCCTATTCGGCTACTGGGGGGAGATGGGCGAAGGAGAGGCAATGGTAAACCAAAGCCATATCGAGGCCATGTTCCCCGGACCGAACCAAAATCCGTTCGAGCCGTCTACGGAGCGATACATGACCGTGGACATCGGCGACGGAACTGACCCCACCAAGGCTTATATATGGACCGGACTCACCTGCAATCGCGTTGAGACCACCTATACAGACGACGCACGAGAGAAGGTGGAATGGGTCCGCGCCTTGAAGACTGAGTATGACATTCCGGTCGAACATATTGCAGTGGATGCCGGAGGTCTTGGTAACTACTTCGAAGACTACATGCGCGGTGTCGTGGCAATCGTATCGAACCGCACACCTATAAAAGAATACGACTCGGCCGGAAACGTGATCGAGATGGAGCAGTATGTATGCCTCCGCGACCAACTACTCGGAAAACTCAGCGCCTACCTTCGAATGGGGCGACTACGCTTCGACATACCGGGCTCCACGTTGGTTCAATACGGCCGCAAGAACGACAAAATGCCCATCCTTGATCTGCTTGTACTCGAAGCCACCGAGTGTCTCAAGCGCGATCAGAAAGAGAACGGCAAATACTTCTTTATATCGAAATTAGCGTTTAAACGCAGGCATAATTATTCACCCGATGACCTTGACCCGATTGCTTACCGAATGATATTTGAGCTCATGGCGACGCTCAAAAAAGCGGCCGAGCCCGAATACTCGATGGAAGACTACTATCGAGCCTTCAATTCGATGGGGGGTTGGTAAAATTTTTTAATAATGAAGATCAACATTGGAGAGTTAGCGCAAAAGCGCAGGTGGGAGCGCAGGCTTCCGAACCCGGCGACGAACTGCACCATGAATCAGTCGTTCGCGTCGAACCCGCCACAGCCGATGCAATTCGACCGCTACCCAAGGCGGTTGCTTACGCAATCGGATTTCCTCAACGAGAAGCAACCGTCGGCCCACATGGTATATGATGTGTATATGCGTTCGAATCGGCCCAAATACCGATACGACGAGGCATTGCGCAAGAATGTTCCCGATGGCTACGAGCCCGTTGAGCGCGTATCAGTGTCGCTCCAGAAGTCGATACTTAGGCACAAAACCATCCACACCTTCGGCAACCCTATGGAATTTAGCAACGAAGGTGACATGGAGGACGCAGACATGATTTCGCAGATCAAGTCCTACTGGAACCAGACGGGCATGAACAATGCTCTCATTAAGTTCGGTAACTCATGCTTCGGTACCGGAGACGGTGCGATATGCGTCTACATGGACCCCGAAACAGAAATGCTGGGCTACCGAGTGTTCTCCTACGAGTTCGGAGACCTCATTACCGAATTCCGAAACCCCCGTGACGGCGGTAAACGCAACGTCCTCCGTATGTTTGACGACAATGGAACTACGGTCGTTGAAATATACGGGAGCCGGACCGTGGAGCGCTGGGAATCTATCACCATAGCCTCTACCGAAAGCGCGGTTAAGACGTTCATTCGCAACCTGACCGAAACATACTCCGAGGACGGCTATAAGCTGGTTAATACGGCCCGGCATGGCCTTTCTATTTGCCCGGTTATCTACCACCGAGAGGCGGACGTATGCTGGGGAGACGTTCAAGGCAACATCGAAGACATCGAGAAATTACTATCGGACCTGATGGAAAACGGCAAGTATTACAACTTCCAGATGCTCTTTGTATCTGGAATCGTAGGCGGCCTGCCGAACGTGAACTTCCAAGGCAAGGTGATCGCGGCTCGGAACAAAGATGGCGACGCGAAGATTCTCCAGCCTGCCGACGCATCCAACACCTTCACGCTTTCGCTCGACAACTCGCTCAAGTTCCTATGCGACAGCGTAGGAGCCGTGTTCATACGGCCAGACGAGATCAAGTCGGGCGATTACAGCGGTGCTTACCTCCGAAACCTCTACTTCCCGGAGACCCAGTGGTGCATGGACGCATATTCCCGATTTGATCCGGCCCTGCGCACGCTCATGTTCATCTTCAAGGAGTTTGTTGGTATCAAGGAGAAGAAGCAGACCGAGTATCACAATCTACGCATGTCGTACTCCATCGAGCCGTTCATCCCCAAGAACGATAGCGAAGACATTCAGAACCGCGTTCAGGCCGTAGCCGGAGGAATCCTCTCCGTTCGCACGGCGGCCGAAGGAAGCCCGCTTGCCGCATTCGACGAGTTGAAACGCATCGAACTGGAGACAGCCGAAAAGGAACGAAAGGCTCAGGAGCAGGCCACCGCAGAACTGGAAGCGCAACAGAAAGCCGCGGCCGCGGCCGCCGCGGAAGGCGACGGAGGAGCCGACAACGACGAACGCAACCAAATGGAAAAGGACGGCAAGATGCCGAACCGGGTCGAGTAAAATCACCGCTATGTATAGAAATGTCGAGGTTTTTGAAAAATCTCGACATTTTTATTTGCGAATTAAATAATAAATGTTTAACTTTGCATCGAATCAAAACTACTCTTATGTTCAAGAAAAAGAAAAACAAGATTTACTCGCTCCAGTACGACCTCGACGCATTCGTGGTCAGGATTACCAACGAGCGCGTCGATGTGGAGACCAGATCGAAGACGTGGAAGCAGGTGTTCCTGAAAGGCACGCCCGAGTATCTGACGTTCGTGTACATCTTAGCACCGCACATGATGGTCGATCCTGCTATCAGGGCAGAAAAGCGCGATGCGGAACGCGACAAGGAAAACGCAACCACCATCGCAAAAACCCTCTTCATTGCGTCGCAGACCATCATGCGAGACCCGTCGGCCGTAAGCGGAATCCTCGACGTGTGCCAGAAGAGCCTCGACAAATACGCCGCGACTCGGGCTGAACCGAAAGAGTCGGAGGAGATCGAGGAGCTCAAGGATGCCGTGGCACTGGCAGAGGTTAAGGTGCAGACGGAACAAACCGCAGAGGCTATCGAAGAACTGGAGCAGGCGAAGGCCGCTCTGGAAAAGGCAAGAAACACCAAAACAACTAAAAGGCAGAAGAAAAATGGAACAAAAACTCATGTCGCAGGTTCCGGCGGGGAGTAGCTTTCAGTACACCCCCCCCCACCGCTCGCGCCCTTTGAAATTCCTCGTTCTGAAACAGTATGTGGGTTTTAGCTGGGTGAAAAAGCAAGGAGAACGGACCGGAGAAAAGATCAAGGTACAGCGCACCAAGGTTCGCTATATCGGGAGCTATACGGAGACGACGGATGCCAACGGGTTCGCAAACGGCTACGACGCGAACTACAACGAGCGTACCTTCGACTCGGCCGGAATATATGTGATGCAAATTCAGAATTAACTATGACTGGAACAGAACTCGCTCAGAAGATTCAGAAAGGAATCGAGGAAGGAATCATCACCACCTACAAGACGTTGGAGGAGGACCACAAGATTTCTCGGTCCACTATCAACGCTTGGGTAAGCGATGGCAAGTACGCAAAAATCAAACTCAAGAATCAGTGGATTCTCGTTAAAATCTCGGAGTAACATGGCAGAAGAAAAAACTCACTGGAAACGCCTGCTCAACCCGAATTTCATGGGCGACTGGTCCCTCCCCGGCGGGAGGGATGTAGTCCTCACGATCAAGGGTGTGACCCAGAAGGAAGGTTGGAGTCAGGATAAAGGCAAGAAGGTGATGCTCCCTTGCATCGTCTTCGAGGAGGAGGTCGAGTTCGAATGGGCCAAACCTTTCGTGCCGAACCGAACCAACATTGACATGATTGTGAGTGTCACCGGGAGCAAGTACATCGAAGACACTGTTGGAAAGATGATCCGGATCGGCACCGTTCACGGAAAGTGGTTCGGGAAGGAACAAGACGCGCTTCGGGTTCGCAAGGACAAAAGCGCCGATCTGACCGCCCAGTACGACCAGTTCGTGAAGGGAATCGACGCGGCAAAGAGCCGGGCCGAGATGGGGGAGCTTATCAAGCAGTTCGAGTTATTCAAGCCATACCGGAAGGCGCTGGAGGCAAAAATCCGCGAAAAATGGGCCAGCTTGACTTAGACGAGCTTATCAACCATGTCGAGGAGCAGCCACAAGAGATCGACAAGGAGCTCCAGTGGATGCAGGAGAAGACCGGATTTTTCTCGGCATCCGAACTGGAGCGGCTCATGTCGAAAACGGACACATGGACGGAAACGAACATCAAGTACCTCTACGAAATTCAGTATCAAAGACGAACTGGGACGTTTATCTCGGCTCCTGCGAATAGATACTTCAAAATGGGCCGCGAAAACGAACCGAGAGCGGTGGAATGGCTTCGAGAGAACTATTGCCCGAATGTCCGGCACTACGACCAAGACTTCGACGATAAGTTGTTCTACAAGACCGATTTCGGCTACGGATTCTCTCCAGACGCAGACATTTTCGTGGGAGGTAAAATCCAAGCCGTTATAGAGATAAAGTCGGCCGTAGGAAACGAAGAGAAGAGCCTCGTTTTCTCTCCCACATTCCCATACGACAAGAAGCGTATGCGGGTATGGGAAGAGCATAAGTGGCAGATTATCGGACAATTCGTAGGCTGGCCGTGGCTTGAGACAGTCCATCTCCTCAAGTACGATGGAGTAGACGACGACAACCCCACCGACCTTCGCCCGGTCACGGACCCCACGCGAGGTGTATTGTTTACGTTTAAACGCAACGAAGCGGGAGCGGCAATAGACCGGGCTACGACTCGACTGAAATTCGCAAACGACTTCCTCAACGAAGGTAACGATCCAAGCCAAATCAATGAATACTACAAGAAACGGAAAAGACTCTTTGTTTAAGCGACTCAAGGTCGCCTACAAAGAAGCGGAGCGGCTGGCTGACAACACCGAAGAACTTGAAACTATCATCTACGGAAAGCCTACCAAGGCATATCTCGTGCGGTTTTGCCAGATGTTCCGGAACCAGATCAAGTTCGTCAACGGCCCCTGCTACAAGTGTCCTAAAATGGCAGACGATTGCTACGGCGGATGTTGCAACGAGGGAACAATAGGTTGTAGAAAATAAAATTTTTTAATAAATCAAAACAACATGGAACAGAAACAAGTGAAACTGATCGGGCTCAAGGTGCTTGACAACAACGTCATCAAGGCGGTCGAGCTTACTCCCGATATTATGAGCAAGCGGCTTATCCAGATCGTAGGCGAATCCGGAAACGGAAAGACTACGCTGGTGGAATCGCTCAAGACGGCTATCGGCGGCATGAATGCCGTAGCCAAGAAGGACGCCCTCGCACCGGGATTCCTCACCGAAGCCCAGCTTACCGACGGCGAGATCAAGATTTTCGTCGGCGTCCGGAAGCGGGAACTGACGAAGGGAGAGCGGCAGGGAGACAGCGTAGTGGAGACCTTCCTCTACGCAAAGAACGATGAAGGAGAGATGTACACCCCCATCATCGACGGGGAATCGGCCACGGCCGCCAAGTATGTCAAACTCTTGACCACGGACCTCACCTTCTCCATGCCCGCGCTGTTCACGGAAAACCAGACCGTTCACCGGAAGCTGATCGAGAGCCTCTTCAAGGAGGAACTGGATGGGCTCGGCGCCGACGAGGTGGTAGCCCGGATTATGGACTGCAAGCAGGAGCGCGACGCGGCCCGCGTGATGTGCTCCAAGGCCGGAGCCTTCATGGAAAATTTCGAGCGCGAAGGTCTTTCTGAGGCACACCTGCAAGAGCTATCCCGCGTAGATGTAGATAAAATCGAGGCCGACATTCGTGAAGCCGAGATCGAGCGCGACCGCATCCTCCGTCCGGCTGACGCGGCATACGAGCTCGAATGCAACAAAATTCGAGAAGAGTACCAGACTCGTCTCCGGTCCGCCGAAAAAGCCTACGACGCCGCCGTTACCGCCGAGAAGGACGAAAAACAGCGGCTCAAGGACGAATATGCCGAAGCAGAGAAGAAATACAACGAGCAGGAGGAGCGCAAAACCAAATGGGCCGCCTACTACGAGAACATCAAGACCAACGCCGAGACGTTCTTCTACAACACCGAAGAGCTCGCCAAAGTCAAAGAGATGATCGAGGCCAGATACAAGGTCATCACATCGAAGTTCACACTCGCTAAGCCCGAACTGGTGGCTCCGGCTCCCAAGTTCGAGGGTGACGTTCTCAACACGAAAGCCGAGCTCGACTCTATCAAAGCGGAGGAGGCCCTGCTCAAATTCCCCGAGAAGGCTGTGCCCGACACCAAGGCCATAGATGCCAAGATCGCCGACCTCAAAGCCTCCAAAGAGAAAGCCGAGCGCGAGAACGAACTCTTCGACCGTTACGCCAAGTGGTGTGCATGGATCGAAGCAAAGGGCAAGTATGAGAAGGAGCTCAATACCCTGCGCAAGATGTACGAGCGAATCGACACGGGCGTCGAGGGCCTCAAAATCGTCCCGAATGCTACCGATACCGACAAGATCGAGGTGTGGATCATGTACGATGGCCGCTACGACAAGGACTTCTTCCTCAATCCGAACGGTGAATCGCGCTACATCTTCCAATATTCCTCGTTCCAGCGCAGTGCTATCGGCGTCATGTTGCAGGCTGCTCGCCTGAACCTCAAGCCCAAGGCCCTCCGGTTGGCTATCGTGGACGACGTAGCATTCACGCAGAAGGGACTGGCGGTGCTGTCGAAGCTCTGCACAGACCTCGACGTGCAACTTATCACTTGCCGCACCGACGATATTGACCGCTCGCAGGTCAAAGACGGCGAAGTGTTGATGGAAAACGGTGAGGCGTTCTTCAAAAAGTAGGGTATGCAATTTTCGTATCAGACCGCCAAGGAATTAGCGTCGATGTGCGAATACCATTACCGAAAGGGTGTTTACGAAGCGACGATGGAGCCTGACAGCGTTGAGGCGCAGAAATACGCCGATGACGATGACGGGTACATGACCATCCGTCGCTTCGGAAAGCCCACTTTGCAGGTTAAGTCAACCCGAGACTGGCGCATTCATGTGGATGCGCAGATTTCTACCATGCACATCGTATATTGCGAGAATCTGGCCCTATACTTCCGCTCGGCTCCGACGTCAGAAAAGGGTATAATTCGCGCAATGTTGTGCATCATGGAGTACTACTACCGCAAAGGTATAAAACACGGCTTAGAACGCCGGGATTCGCGTGCGGCACACAAGTTTTTCGCCGAGGTGGGACGCGGTAAGAATCATCCCCACTGGCTCGACGGCAAGAAGGATTTTCACGAGAACTACATCGACAAGATGAAGCAACGTATCAACACGATGGGGCAGTATCGCAAAGAGTGGGGCAACACCGCTCGCTTCGATTACCTGAGCCGAATGATCGGAGAGGCAGTTGCCGCGGAGAAGATGAAGATTCTCCAGAAAAAAGGAAGATTATGGTAACAGTAGATCACCTGCTGGCGGCCTCGCCGAAACGGAAGCTGGCAATGCTACTTCCGCTCGGAGAGTGGAAGAACCAGAAATTGCTCGAAGAGTCGGAGACCGAGGTAGCCGACAAGGAGGGCAACGTCGCCACGATCATCAGCAAGGCCGTTCTCACAACCAATAACCCCGTTACAGATGCAATATCTTGGATGCTGTACGGCTACTCCATCGCAGACATTCGGAGACGGATGGAGCTCAAGTGGCCGCTCAAAAACGACAAGGTGCTGTTTCTTGTAGTAGAACCCAAATAACATGGCATACAGATTCAAGGTAATGCACCGATCTCAGGACGAAATTCTGGTCCCGGTATCGGCCATAGACGATAACATCGTATTCATCGCTTCTGGTAAAGATAAGGAGCTCGAATTTACCGATGGCGTCGTCATGTCCGTGGTCAGGAAGCGAGAGATACACGTTCTGTCGCCTGAATTCAACATCGAAGTGCAACGCATTTACGGAAAGAAAGGCCCCGTAGACATTCTTGTGTACTTAAAACGCTGGTACAAGAACCTCGGCGGCCGGATCGACAGCATGAGATTTTTACATATATGGCTACGCTCACTCCCCGAAACTACCAAATAGATTTCGTCGATGGCGTGAAGGACGCGATGCGGGAGAACGACACTCCCGCATTCAGCAAAATATGCGGCTACATGCCGCAGGGATCGGGAAAAAGCGTCATCATATCCATGATCGCCGTCGGCGCCGCGGCAAAGGGTAACGACGTTCTGATCCTCAGCCACCGTGACGAAATCCTCAAGCAGAACTTTGACAAGATGCAACGCTTGGGGCTCACATCGGCCATAGTCAACGCCGAGACACGCAATATACCCGAGGCGCAAGTCGCCATAGGGATGTCGCAGACGATCTCCGTGCGCATTAAAAACCACAAAGAGTGGATGGAATGGCTCCAGCACTTCAATATGATTATCGTGGACGAAGCGCATAGAGGAGAGCACGACAAGGTGATGGACTACATCAACGACGACGCCCATGTGCTCGGTCTCTCTGCGAGTATCTGCCGAAACGGGAACAAAGTGAAGCAACTCGGAGAGTACTACGACTGCATAGTGAAGGGCATATCTACGCCGGAGTTGATCCAGATGAACTTTTTGGTCGGTTCCCGAAACTTCGTGTATCAGGCCCCGGTACTCGAAGACCTTCCGGTTGTAGCGGCCAACGGAGACTACGACCCACGCGCTCTCCAGATGCGGTTCACGCGCAAGGAACGATATGCTGGCGTCATCACCAACTGGAAGAATATCGCATTTGGAACCAAAACCATCGTCTTCACTACTGGTTCAGATCACTGTGTAGACCTTACGCGAGCCTTCTGCGAGCATGGAATCAAGGCAAAGTACCTCCTATCGAGTCGAAAGCCAGAGACCGACGCGCAGTTTTCCGGAAAGCGAGAGGACATCCTTCGTGACTTCCACAACGGCCTTTTCACCGTGCTTGTCAACGTCGGAATCCTCGATACCGGGTACGACGAGCCTTCGATACAGACCGTTGTTCTGGACCTCGCAACGAAGTCGTACACACACTACTCGCAGATGGTAGGACGCGGCTCCCGGCCATATCCGGGCAAGTCGTACTTCAATGTTCTCGACTTCGGAGACAACGTAAAAACACACGGCAAGTACGAGCGAGAGGACCCTCCTATGGGACTATGGCACGACAAAACGAAGGGCGGCGTCATGCCGACCAAGCTATGCCCCCTCGGAAAAGACGGAAAGAAGCTCGGATGCGGCCGACTGGTGCCCCAAACGGCCCAAAAGTGCCCATACTGTGGTTATGTTTTCCCGAAAATCGACAAGATATACGAAATAGAACTCACGGAACTGATAGACAAGGCCGAGGATCAGGAGAATCTCGAAGCGTGGTGCGCCAAGAAGGTACTCGAAGACGGGTGGTCTGTCCCACGAGTTTTAGCCACCGTATGTATCAAGAACGCACCGCACGAGAAAGCCACATTTATGCGGGTCATAAAGGTCTTAAGAACGAAGGAAGGGAAGAAGGTGAGTCCATACTACTGGGATTACTTCTCAAAGAATATTTTGAAAAACAAGGCCAGAAAAAGAAAGCTGGTATCAGAACAAAACGAACTCGGATTATAATGGCAAAGACGCAGATTATCGTACAGCCGCGGCCGAAGGAACGCGGTATCGCTCACGAAGAGGCGAAACTACAAGCACGGATGGTGATGAAATTCGCCGAGACTTGGCCTCACAGACGCGGCCACCTATTCGCTACCTTCCAAGAGGTTAGCAGTGGGGTGGAAGGCTCAATGAAGCTCTCTATGGGGCTCGTGAGAGGTGTGTCTGATCTGATCTACTGCGAGGAAGGCAGTCTGATCGGCATAGAGGTAAAATGCCCCGGTACCCGGCATAAAGTAGCTCACCTGATCGAGCAGGCTGAATGGCTTATCCGGGTCCCCAAATGGGGCTACTTCTGCGATGATTTAGACGACTTCCTCAACATCATAGACGGAGGAGTAGGAGGCATCAACCCGGTTAAGGTTCTGGAATACTGTAAGAAAGCAAAAACCCAGCAAATTTTATGGGATAAAAGTTTGTTTATTTGAAAACAAATGTTTAACTTTGCACTTGTAGTAACGTATAAACGTTCTTTGATATGGTGGCACTCGGCATGCGCTCCTTCCTCATTCTTGAACCGCTTCTGGTGTTTCGTTTAACTAAGCATGCCACAAGGAGTCTTCCGGGTCGATGCCCCGGAGCCGCCGCAAATCCAAGCGCATAATGATAAATATGGATTTTTGTAGTTAATTCGATTACGCGCCATCGGTACGTTGGTCGCCTGACCCCACGATACGGGGTCACATGCGGAGTGGAGCAGGAGTAGCTCGCTTGGCCCATAACCAAGAGATCGCTGGTGCGAGTCCAGCCTCCGCAACAAGTACGTCGTGAGACGGGTATTATTCATTGTTAAAGGTTCTTAGCTTTTTGGATTTCCCTCGAAAGAGGGTGTTGGAGAAGTAGCATGCGGCGCACGGGTGAGTCGATTTGGCTCTGGTACCCCCGGAAGAGGTTCGAAACCTCTCTTCTCCTCTACTTATCACCACCACAAAACGTTTTTTTTGACATGAAGAAAATTTTCGCACTGATGGCGCTGTTGTGCGCCGTCCTCGTCGCAGGCGTGTCCTGCAACGACAAGAAGCCGGACATCAAGTATCAACTCGATGTCGAAGGTCTGGTCGCAAACCAATCGACTCCGATCTCCGCCGAGTTCAAGGCTTTCGTCTGCAACACCGACTCGATCAAGATTGTCGCCTCGCGCAACGTCTCTCCGGTCGATCAGGCGCTTATCGAAGCCAGTCTCGAACGCCAGCTTCTTCAAACCTTCGGCATCAAGATCCAGCAGGGAACTGCTTATGACATCCTCGTCAAAGGTTACGTCAGGGAGGCCAACACGGGAATCGCTATTTACGTTGACAAAAGATTCACGAACGCCGCCAATCCCATATACAAGGCCAAACCCGAGCCTGTCGGGGAATTTCCCGCCGATTCACTCGGCAACTAATACAAAGGGTGTAAGGGTTTCCCGTTTCCCTCGGCCGGACTATAAATCCGGGGCTTGGTTCGACTCCAAGCTACACCCCAAACAACTTACAAATATGGCAGAAGAGTTTAAATTCGCCACCCGAGAAGAGTGGCTTGAAGCGGCTGTCGATCATTTTCGACCGACATTTCAGCAGGCATGCAAGACCAGCGGCCGCACCATACCGGAGAATCTCAAGGTTTCCATCGGTTTCCCAGACAAGGGTGGCATGGCGAAGCGTAGGGTTCTCGGCCAGTGCTGGACGGAATCCGACTCGGAGAAGCCAGTTCAAATCTTCATCAACCCCACCATCGCCAACGTAAACGGTGCTGACGGCATCCTTTCGGTACTCGTACACGAGCTCGTGCATGCCGTAGGTATTCACGGCCACGGTAAGGATTTCAAACGAGTCGCTTTGGCCGTAGGGCTGGAAGGCAAGATGAAGTCTACTACTGCCAGCGACGCTTTGGTCGAAGAGTTCACGTTCCTCGTTGACGAGAAGCTCGGGCCCTTTCCGCATACGGCGCTGTCTGGCATGAAGCTGTTTACTCCGTCTAAAAAGGACGGAACCCGCATGTTGAAAGCAGTATGTCCTGAGTGCGGGTACACGATCCGTCTGACGAAGAAGTGGGCTCAGGTAGGCATGCCTCTTTGTCCCTGCGGCCAAGCGAATTTTACTCTCGATACGCCCATTGAAGAAGAAGGATAATGGCAACACCTCGTATATACGACATGCTCCCTAAGCCGAAGAAGCGGCCGGAGTCAAGCCTCGCGGAACCCGAGCTACGGGCGCTTGAGTTGTACTTGTTCACAAATATGACGTTCACCGACATCTATAAGATGGTGTTCGACATGCGTGACAAGTCATACGCAACGGTCAGGACCGCCGCTAAGTCGCTCTTGGAATCGGCCGATGCGGAGGTTTATCTTACCGAGAGGTACCGAGACATCAACGCTTTCATAAACACCGGAGAGAGCGAAGATGACGACGTTGGAGTGTCGGTGATAAACGAAGACGGAACCTACTCCGAGGAGTTCATCCTTGCCGCCAAGAAAAAGATCGCAAGGCTGGCGCTGAAAGAGACCGACGGCAACCGTTTCCTCGAAAAGTTCCAAGACCTGATCGGCAAGCAGGAGTCCATGCGAACCGCATCCCTTCTCCCGCAACGTTATTTGGCCGAGCAATGCCAGACATGCCGATACAAGGCGATATTCGAGGAGGGTTTCCAAGACGACTGCAACCGTTGTCGATGGAAGCTGGATGCGCCTGAAAAATACGACCACAAAACCCAATTTATAACAAAACCAGAAGAATAGTATGCAAATCAAAGGAGTCATCACGAAGATGTGCGAACCCGTTACCGGAGAGTCGGCACGCGGGACATGGAAGAAAATCGGAATCGTACTCCAGACGGAAGGAGAATACCCCAAGGATGTCTACATCGAGTTCTGGGGCGACAAGGCGGATGTCGTAGAGGTGAAGTTGTGCGAAGGCATGATCGTCGCCGTAGACTTTACGCTCGAATCCCGTGAGTACAACGACCGCTACTACACGCAGGTACGCGGCTACAAGTACACCATCGAAGGAGGAGGTACCTCGCCCGCCAAAGACGATCCCTACGTTCCGGCAAGGAAGGAAGAGCCCGCTCCGGCGCCCGCTAAGGACAACCCGGATGATCTGCCATTCTAAAAAGAGATCGCTTTCACCTTAATACGTTTCATAAACAGTGTAGTGAACAAGATGTGGCTTTAATCAGTGAAAGCGAAAGCGAACTTCCAGTTTTGGAGGTTCGCTCTTTTTATCGTATCTTTGCGTAAGTTGTTTTGATTAGCAATGTTCCGCAAGGAAGAGAGGAGTGCCGATTCTGCCCGGTCACTCCTCTTCTTTTTCGTCTGAACTGATCCGAAGGAACAAGAAGGCCAAGATAGGCCAGCCAGTCCCGGACGCGAAGCATGCCGCGGCGACAGCCAGTGATACCGCCAGACATGCTACTGCAAATGCCGCATTTCTGTTCATAATGATCTATAAATTACGTCTCCGAAGTCATCGCCCTCTTTCAAGTCAGACATGCCTTCCCACCATTTCACGGCCTGATCCGGGAACCATCGAACCCAGTCCATGCCCGCTTTGTCGTAGTCAGGAAGCAGTCGATAGTTACGCTTTATGCGGCGCACGTTCGCGCTTCCACCCGTCGCCAGAGCCCGGCGCCCGGTATTGAGATATATCAGCAGAGCCGTCTTCTCCGATTCCACCACATACGGGTTTCCGTCGGTTCCGAGGTGCTCGCCGAAGTAGCATCGCTGAGTGTAACCTTGAGCGGTGCGGAAGATACGGCCGCCTCCGTAGTTGTGATCGCGATGACCGTCCGACTTGTAAATGATGATTTTGTCGTGGAGAATCCGTTGCTCCTCGTCTATGTACCAGAACTGGGTCCCAGTTCCCTGCGGAACCCGGCACGGAGTGATCGCCAGCTTTCGGTAAGCCTCTTCGACCCTCTCTTCCGGGAACTTGGTGCAGAGCCAGCGAAACAACGGGTCCTTGAGCCTCCCGATGCGCTCCATAGCCTCGTCGAGAATGGATTGCTCCACATATCTGGTCGGAATCTCGGGTTCAGGCTTGCTGATGACAATACCATCGCTCATGGATTTGAGACGCTCGTAGGTCTCTTTACTGGAGGAGCATCCTCCATACAACTGCATCCATTTGTACAACTGCATGCTGTCTCCGCCCTGCTCCATAATAGTAATCCCACCGGAGGCATCACGGGTGCACACCATTTTGTCATACCGATAAGCATGGGGAGTGCCGTCGATGTAGCACTTCCCATGCCAGAATCGGCCATGACGCTTGAGGTTTAAGCCCATGATTCTTGGCAAATCCTCGAAGATCGCATCGTAGTTCAAATCGAGCTTGCCCATAGAGCTACTTCCCAGCCTTTTCCTTTGAGTATTTATCCCAGCACGAGGGACAGAGGTGGAATGCGGGTTGAACGCTCCATCCAGCCTCTTTTGCCGCTTTTTCGGCATCGTCTACCGAAGAAAAGCCGTCGGCGTTAACGCCGTCCTGCTCCCGAAGGAACTCCTGACAGCGCTCGCACTGCATCAGATAGTAAGTGATTCGCTTAATCATAGCTGTTTTGATTAAAAAGGTAAATCCAAGTCATCCTCGACTGATTTCGGCGCTCCCTCTTCCTTGATCGTAGTGTCGTAGAAGAGATTGTCGTCGAAAACACCCTCGTAGACGTAAAATGTGATTTCTGCCCCGCGTTGGTACACTTCATAGTTCTCCTCGCGCAGTCGCTTGACGAACTCGTTATACCCGAACGCATTGTAATTGTTGTCGCGGCAATACTTGCAGTAGTCCTGATACAAGTCCTGCCCACTCTTTGCCGCCCGGCTCCCGATGCCTCCGTGCGACGTGGCCGCATAGCCGGAGTCGCGGAGCCATTGGAGTCGTGAGTCTTGATCCACCCGAAGTTTCTCGACAGCCAACTGACTGCTCTTGGACGGGGTGAATTTTCCACCGTTGCGAATGAATCGCCTCCGGCCCTCCATAATCCAGTTGAAAATGCCGCTCTTCTCCGATTCCAGCTTCTTCCCGAGCTCCGGGTCTTTCTTGTCGTCGCTGATCTTCACGTCGAAGTTGACGATCAGGTGGCGGCGATAGTTACCGTCGGAGCGGTCCGAGATACTCTTCGGAAACTGGTTCAGAGACGCGATGAAGAGCGGAATCTGAGTCGCCATGAAGGGCTTCCCATACGGGTCACGCGCCTTCATAGGCTCTCCGGCCACGAATTTCTTCCAGTCGCCGCCGGAGAAGTCCTCGTTACTCATATCCTCGCAGATGTTGAGTAACTTTCCGTTGACGGCCGCCATGTTGTACTCGGTTTGACCGCGTTTAAACAAATCGACCGCGGAGAATCCCATCGCCAGCCCGTCTCCGGTTCCCCGGTCGAAGCCGAACATCTTACGGATCGTTCCCGTGAACACGCCCTTACCGTTCTGGCCGGAGCCGATCAGGAAGAGCATCTCCTGAATAGAGAACTCGTTACGATCCACAAATGCCGCGCCGAGAAACTCCTGCAATGATGTGATCCGGTCATCTCCCGGCACGACTTCCGAGAGAAACTGCATCCACTTCGGGCATGTCGCCGTCTTGTCGTAAACGAAGTCGAGGTACGTCGTACACTCAAGTTCCGGAGAGTGCGGCATCGTGATCCCCGCGTCGATGTCGAGGACGCAGTTCTGGAAGGCCACGATCCCACGCCGAGGCGTCAGTGTCGCCGACAGCATGAGTTTGCGGAAGCAGTGGCTCACGATTTTCTTCGGCGACTCGACCTGAAACAGCGGCGGCAGGTCCTTTATCTCCATAACGTCCGTCACGATGGACTCTATCACGTCGATCCCGGTGCGGCGGTATATCTTGCCATCGAAGACATAGATGCTACCCTCAAGAAACTTGAAATACGATCTGCGCATCGCCCGGTCATAGGCAATGGCGATCTCGGCTTGAATTTTGTGGTTCAGATTCTTGGCCTCTTTCACCTCTTGAGTGAAAAGAGTCATCGGGAACTCTACATTTTCAACGAGATAGGTCTTGCAGATGTCATAATCAGGCTTCGACATTTTCTTTGCGCCGGAAAAATTTCACGCCTTCGATCTTCTTCTCCTCAAGCCACCCGATACGTTGCCAGTTGTAGGTGGTCTGCATCGAAACCTTGTAGAACCGCGCCAACTGAGCCCGCGTGAACCAGCGGACCCCATTGATGGTGATTTCGTCCATAGGTACGTTGTTATCCTCTTTCCTCATATTGAAAATTTTTATAAGATTGGACTACAAATCTACAACATCATTTTGGATATTCCAAAATAAAATTGGATTATTTTTATAAATAAAAAGGGGGAGACATTCCTGCCCCCCCCCGCTTCGTTTATGTCAAATCACTGATTTTCAGCGAAATAGCCAAGATACGAGAGCTGGCTCAAATATACACTTCCGTTGTGGTATTTGCTATCGAGGCGAGACCAGCCTCTCCACTTGTGGACCGGAGCAAATCTCTTCTTCAAGGTCCTCATATTTGCTGTACGGCCATTTCGATCCAGAGCGATAGCGTAGCTCGACTTCAATACCGCAATCCCATTCCGGCTGAAATATGTCATCTCCACGAAATACCAGTGCTTCTTCTTCGGCCGGGGCCGGGACCAGAGTATGGCGACCGTGAATATCAAGATGCCAGCCAGCCATTGGCTCCATCCGGGGCAGTCGTGCATAAGAGCCCCAGTTATGAGGCATGCAACAAAGGCTCCGCATCCGGCAATCAGTTGTCTTCCCATCGCTTCACGGTCATTTCATTCAGGCGCGTCTTCCGCAGGATGCTCTTGCCGCCCGCTTCGGTCTTGATCTCCTCGCTGGCCGAAGCCTCGATGGAAACGCGAATCCCTCCACCCCACTGTTGAACGAAGTCGATAACGGCCGAAGCCACGATGTTCTCCATCCGGGCCTTAGCCTCGGCGTAGCTGGGAGCCTTGATCTCTTCCAGCGGTGGCTTATTCTCCTCCATTCTCCTGCATTTTTGCGAGGTCCGCTTCCTTCACGAACACTCCGTCGATCATCTTGCCTTTCCGGTCCTTGATCTCGTCGTAGGCGGCCAGACAGCACTCCTCGATGTTGAGGCCGAGTTGTTCGGCGACGCATACCAGAGTGACGATGACATCGCCGAGCCCGTCGATCTGCTGATCCCGGTCCTTTTTGTTGATGGCCTTGGCGAGCTCTCCGAGCTCTTCCATGACTTTGCACATCTGGATGTGCGGGTCCCCCGTCTGGAGGTTACGATCAAGCACCCACTGCTTGATTTTTTCGATAATTTCCGTCATTGTAGTTGTAGATTTAACTCGTTTATCAGCGACTCCAGATTCGGGTTTTTCTCCTTCATAATCTGGAGCGTCTCCTCGTAAGTAGTCGTTTCCATCGTAATTTTTGTTGAGTCCGACCTCTTTTCCGGCCGCATCGAGGCCCTCGTAGTAGCCCTCTTTGCTACGGAACATGGTCGGGAAGAAAAGGTATCGCCAATGGATGTTTCCGACCTCGTGAAGCATGAAAAATCCGTTGTAGTAGTAGAATCGGTTGCGGGATCGGAACCCCACGAAGAGCCGCGGCTTGTTGTTGATCTGAATCTTGAATACGATCTCCATATTCATGGGAATGTCGTCACCCAAGAACTCCTTTTTCTTGCCGTAGCGCACTTTTCGCCAGTGCTCCATGTCCCGGCATGCCTCCATATAGCCCTCTTGCCATACTCGGGCCGCCGCTTTGTTGCTGTAAGGGTTGTCTTTCATTCCCAAGGCCAGCTGCTTCGTTCCGTACACAAGAAAACGTCGTCAGGAAGAGCCTCAGAAAGCCAAAGTCTTACCGAGTCTCTCACCGAAGTAGCTGTTTCAAGCGCCCGATGATACGAAACATCCTCGACTCGAACCGCATAGGCGCGACAAAAATCGAAGGGATCGGTCTCCGGGTCCTCCAAAAACGCCAGTTTTGCGTCATAAAGGAAGGGCGCAGAGGCGTTTCGGTCGCGCTCAGCCCTCAAAATGGCCTTGATTCGACTTATTTCCTGACTCGTTTTCATTGTTTTTGAGTTTAAACGCATCACACCCGAGGCCCCGTTCCCGTTTTACCGGGTCCGGGCACTCGATTGTGAACCTTTTGCCGCACCAGAAGCAGGTAGTCCGGAAGTTCCCGTCGTAATGCTTAAATTCTTCGCAAATACGAGACTTTCCCGGTATCGGAGCATCCAGTTTCCAGCAGAAACCCCGTCGGTTCCGGACCTCCCACCACTGGAAATGCTTACAGTAGGGCGTTGACGTTGATGACCAGACCATTTCCGATGACGTCTCCGTCCTCCATGACTATGAACTCATGCGCATCGAAGTTCTCGGCACCGAATGTCCAGCCGCCACTTGCGTTGTACTCGGCCGTGATATAGGGCGCTCCCTCCGGAACCTCTTCTACCTGAACCCAGTTCCCATCCACATACGCGATCTTCCCGTCCGCGAACTCGTAGTCCTTAGCGCCGTCGAACTCCACGCAGTCGTCGGAGTAGCCCGTTACCACGATGATATTCGCTTTCTTGCAGGCGTCGAGAAGCTCCTCGTCGATCTCCTCCATGTACTCCATGCCGTTGAGTGACTGGGCCACGAGAGAAGGCTTCGGATTCTTGATCGCAAGTTCCGTAATCACCGACCGCGAAATAGCGTAGGGCGGCTCTCCGTATTCGTGCGCCGGGACAAGACCCAGTTTCACGGGCGTGCCGGGGATGTAGGGCACAACTCCGGGTTCGGCCAGATGCCAGTAGGCCAGAATCATAACGTTCTCGAACGAAGAGGCGCCGACGTAATCCCCGATCTCGGGAATCTCGATCTCGGGCACGAGAGCCTTACGCTCCTCGTTGCTCATAGCGGTGTAGCGCATGACTTCCTCCGGTGTTCCCAGTTTACGCGCCAGCGTCACCGCCATCTCGCACACATGGAGCTCGTGGGCCTCGTACATGATCGAGAAGTCTTCGCCGCCGTTCTTGCGCCGGATGTCGATACGCTTCTTGTAGATGTTCGGAAGCTGATCATAGACCTCCTGATAGGCCGCTTTCGCTTCCTTGTAAGCCTCCTTCATCTTGGCGAACTTCTCCGTCTTCTCCTTCCTGATCTGGGCCGCCATCTCCTCGTCGGTATAGTTCCAGAGAGTCTTCTCTCCGACCTTGACCATCTGGACCCGGTTCGAAGGCTCGTGCAGGCCTACTTCGATGTGGCGGCCGATGTCGATGCTGTCCATGTGTATAGCCGGGAGCGACAGCTTCGTGTCGTTGTCGCCGATGACGGTCATGTACTCTCCCTTTTCGGTCGCCTCTATTCGCACGACCATGAATGTGATGTGTTTCATTATTTCAGTTTTTCGATAAAGTTTACAACCTCTTCAAAGCGGCTATCCGTTTCTTTCACGGGGAACACAGCCTCATACATCCGCTTAATCATAGCCGTGTCATACACAGTAAGACTGCTGACTTGGCTCGGATCGACGTTCTGGGTCACTCCGTTCATCTCAACCAAGACAGGAATAATGGATTCAAGGAACATGAAGTCGTACACACCCCCTATAACCTTGACCAGAGTGCCCGGAGCCAGTTGTTTCAGTTCCTCGTAAGTCATACCCCCATAATGTCAAAGAGTGGAACCGAATGGAAGAAGATGTGGTCGCCCGATTTGAGCCTCAGAGTAAGAGTGCCGTCTCCTTGAGGAATGATGTCTTCGAGCACGGGCGTCGAAAACTTATCGTCCGGAAAGTTGGCTTTGAACGTTTGTTTGATCTCGTCCAGATGCTCCGCGATGTAGGACGCAACAGAACGGGGCTCTTTCGCCTCCTTGTTCTGATTCGGAGTGTCGAACATGCCGCAGTCCTCGAAGTGGTCGTAGTAGTCATCCTGAACGCGCTCCACGTCGCTTTCAGCCGCTACCACGGGCCAAGTCTTCTCGAAAGCGTCGTGGGTGATGTCCGCCTTCTCATAGTAGTGAACCGAAGAGGCAGGCCGCGTCCGAAACTGAGTAGGCTTCTCCGCGTTCTCGCCGTCGATGCAGGCAATCAGGAGCATGAAGTCCCCTTTGTCCTCCGAATACTGAGCCGAAACGATCCGGCCCAAACTCCCGTCTTCGGGAAAAATAACGTGTTGTGTTTTCATAGCAATGTGTAAAAGTAAATAAAATTCCTGACAATAGGAAACCCCAGCTTGGAAATTTCCTCTAAAAATTCTCGCTTAGTAACCGGGGCCGGACACCAGTCCCGGTAGAGAGGGTAAAGGACCGAAACGGGCTGGCTCGAACACTTGGTTGCGTAGCCGGGACGAGCGTAAAGCCCCTTTTCGACCATGAAGTTCAAAACGTAGAACGTAGGAGTGTCGGGTTCCTCCGGCCAGCATATCAAAGCCCGTCGCCCGACGACCGGGATTCCGAGCTCGATCAGGGCCTCCCGGTTCTCGTCCTCCTCTCCCGAAAAAGCCTTGCGGATTCTAACCCACTGCGCTCTTCCCCGCAAAGTGCTTATCAACTGCCGCATAAGCCTTATCTACCACTTCACAAATCTCTTCCCAGTTCATGTCGTCCGTCCACTCCTGCCCGACAAACGCTACGAACATCTGCATCCAGCGCTCGTCAGGGCCTTTTTTCTTGTTGTTCTCCAAATTAAAAAGTCTCATTATAATCGTGTCTTAATCGCGCCGACATCACTCTCCCGATGTCGATGCCGTATTTTCCGCAAAAAGCCAAGAGCCGGAGCAGTGCGCCCGCAACCCGGTCCTCGACCGTGAATTGAATCTTATTCTCGTAGATGGTCTTGTAGTTCCCGCTCCCCATCCCTTCCAGAGCCCCCTCCGGCATCCAGCCCTCCGACTCCGCCGCCAGCAAAACCCTGCCCAACTCCAACTGAATCAGCGCCAGCTCCCTCGCAAAGAACGCCGGGTCCGCCGCAACGGGGCACTTCTTCTGCAAGTCGTATTCCCCGTGTCGGTCCAGAAGCTCGCAGGCCATGCCCGCAATCGAAGTCAGTTGTTGGTATGATTCGAAAGCCATGCCTTCTTCGCTTTTAACAGCCGCTTCTCCCAAGAGTCGAAGAAACTGCCAAATTCATAGACCTTTTTCCTGAACTCGCTCCGGTCGCTGGCGCCTGACTTCGAGCACGAGATATGGAGCTTGATGCGGGAGATGCCGTCGCTCTTCCGACACTCCTCGTAGTACAAGTCCCCGGCCCCGATTTCGCGCTCGCAGAACTCGCACTGATGCGCTCTCCGCGCCCGGACGTAGCGCCGCCCGATTACCTTAAAATCTTTCATATCGTTTAGGTTTAATTTGGTTCAAAATCCAGTCTCTCCGCCGCGCGATCAACTCCACTCTCGCCTTCGCTACGTTCGAGTACACCGCCACCAGAGTCTCCCCGACCCGGAGCACACAGCCTCCCTCCCTGACCGGGATCAGGCGGAGGTGCTCCTTAGCGGCCGCGCGTAGCTGTCTGAGTCTATAAGTGTTCATTCAGGTATTCGTAAAGTTCTCGTATATCCTCTTGCTCCGAAACGAAGTCGATGTAGGGGGTGAAAACCCAGTACTCGTGTCCGTGACGGTGGTAGCCGAAGTGGTGGAGTAGCTGGCCGAAAGCGTTCCGGCTCATGGCTGGCAGGAACACGGTGCCCTTGTTGTCAGCCAAGAAGCGCTGGTAGATCGTCTCAAACCGTAGCCGATGCCGCCGGTCAGTCTCCCTGCGGTACGGGCTCATATTCCGCTTCATCTCGAAGCGGTGGAAGAGCTCCTCGTTATGGCTGTACGGAACCATACACTCTGACGTTTCCCTCGACAATCTTATAGCCAAGGTTTCGTATCACCTGAAAGAACTTCGGCCGATACGGTTTCGGCTCGATCTCTGCGATGATAGCGTCCACCGCAACATGGCCTCTATATATATGGTGCGGGTCCACCTTGGGAACCCAGTCCTTCGCCGCGAAGTACGCCTGCATCTTCGGGCCCCAGAAGTCTTTCTGGTATCTACTTCCTGACGACATACTCCGAATCGCTTTTGTAGAGCCGAAGGGAGTCCTCGGCGCTGAATAATGAAACCTGACGCTTATTTCCACGCCCCTTGAACTGAAACACCTCGAAGCCGCACGCCCGCACAATGCGGCCGAACTCAGGGAGCGAGAGCCGTCCGTAGATCGGCTTCTTCTTGGCCTCACACCAAGACACATACACTTTCAACAAGCCGTCGAGCGGTACCGTGCCCGGAGCCATACAGACCCGCGGGACCGGAGAGATAAGGCAGGACTCCATGAACTCCTCGAAAACTTCTTTATTAAAAGGTATTGACATAAATGATTAACGTTTAACTTCTGCAAAGCTATAATAAATTTCCAATATATGCAAATAAATTGGAAAATATTTTTCAGATCGCGGGGGCAGGTTTCGATTTGTTACCTTTTTCGAAAGAAGAACTCAACGCGGCTTGATAAAAAAATACAAACGGGGTTGACCATTGGAATGGGGTGTGATTATCAGCCGATAACGTGTTTTCGGGTGCAGGATTTGGCTTAACTTCCTATTTTTGGGGTTTCAAACTTATTTTTTTTTTTTTTGGTGTATAGTTACCTGTATAGTTACTTTTAGTAACTAAGCGAAGTGCGGTATGTATCAGCACTTTGCAAATAAAATATGCAAGTTTTGGAAAATTTTTATAAGCGTTTATATTTGTAAATGCCTGATAGAGAGCAAGTTATGAGTAACTATACAGGTAACTATACAGAAAAATATTTTGAGAGTTTTTTTTCACTCAAAATAGGAAGTTAAAGCAGTTTTAAAGGACATTCAATTATAAATCACTGATACAGAGTAAGTTCGAATACTCAACCCGGCTGGAATATTATTATCAAGGAGCGTTGAGTTTTTGGCATCATTTTTTAAAATATTTTATAAAATGTTTAAACGCCAAAAAAACGTAAATGCCTGATAGAGAGTGAGTTATAATTATTAAAAATTTTTACTAATTTTTTTAAAAAAAAAATTAATACATCAGAGTCCACTTTTTGGACCGGGGACCGCGATGGACCCCCCCCGCCCCTATGCGGGGCCCCGCCCCCGGAGCGGTTCGCGCTGTCGGTCAGCACACAAGCGGCCACAAAACCGCGGCCACAATGCACACGGGGCCGATTTGGTCGTTTTTGTTTACACGGCTTTCAACCGCATTTTGAAGCCGTTACAATTTACAAAACGTTAGTTAGGTCGAATTTGGGGCCCTTTTCGCAAACCCCTGAAAACAAATGCAAAACGGTGAAAACGACCATTTTGACCCCCTCTAAAGCATTGATAATCAAGGAGTTACGCACAACTCCTTGATTCTCAGAGGTTTGTCCAAATTTGCTATATTTTATACACTTTTTACAATAAATTATTGCTTTCGATTTGTTATATTTTGGTACACGAAAAGTTACAAATCGAAACTTCGTCGCCGTAAATAGGAAACACCACGCGCCGCAAATATCCTAAAATCACCCGCTTTCGCCGTGTTTTCATTTTTCGCAGTTGTGTCCGTAAATACACCCTTTCGACCGCTTTTGCTTATTTTGGGCTTTTTTGTTTAATAAATATTTTTCACCTGCATTGCTCTTGCTGCTCCACTTTGCCACCCTTGCCGCTCCTGCCATCTTTGCCCCGTTTCCGGCGATTTAGCGGCCTTTCTCCCCGCATCCGGTACACATACCCACCCGCACCGGGATTACTCGTTAAATCGCCTCGTTTAACTTTTGTTTAATACCGCATCCGGGACCGCATCCGGCACCGCCTTTGTAACTTGCTGAAATTCACCGTTTTCGTCGATCTCCTTCCGGGTGGTATGGTTGTCCGTCTTTGGCAGATCGTCGAAATTTGGGGCATTTCTGTGCGAAATAAGGCGGGTTCAATACTTGAACATGCCCTAAAATCACCATACTGCCGATAATTGTTCATTATGTCTTCAAAATCGGGTCCGCAACGGCAAATGTTGTTCTATTTGGAGTTTTTTTGTTAAGTGCTCTTGCATATTCGAAAAACCCGTTTTATCTTTGCACCAGCAACCCACCCAAAGGCGTTGCACGTTCTTTCAAATGGTTTTCCGCCCGCCTCGCTCCGGCACTCGTTCCATTTCTCGAACTTGTCCGGGCACGCATCCGCAACACACGAGGAATTGAAAACGGCATTTTGCTAACCGCGATACTAACACTATCGAAGCCCTTGCCGCCCTACACATTCCCGCCCCGCACATGATGCACACGGAAAACCGAAACAAACCAACGGAGGAAACCGCGCCGCACCCGTCACGTTACGACAGAAAAGGCCCGGTAAGGATAGGGACCCGAATAAGCCCGAGCGTTGCCCGCGTGTGATTGTACGAAAGGGCCGCGGAACTGGAATACAGACTACCGCGATAGATACCGGCATAGGCATGACACCAGTCACCGGGAGCAAGAAAGGACGCACACGACCCGCGTCCGGAGAGCGAAAGGGGTTGTAAATTTGGTCCGGATTAATTCAGAATTGAGATATTTTTTATCTGCGGTTCGCTTACCGCGCCGGACCTCAACACTTAAACCACTAAATTATGAAAGCATTTGATTTTATTCAGGCGGTTGCGGAATTAGGCATTAGCAATAATGTTTACGCCCCTTTCAGCAAAACAGAGCGAGTAACCGCGGCGACTTTCGGGGGTTCGCTTCTCTTCGGCACCATCCCGAACGGCTCCGATATGGTGGCCGTTTGGGGCGACAGCGACGACGGGCGGTATCTTATCGCCAAACTCAAAGTAACCCCGGATGCGTGTATTATTAACGATAATCAATACATTTTCATCTATGAATGCGTTTGAGTTTTTGAAAATCGTGTCGGAGCGCGAAATATCGGGATCGGCTTTCGCTATCGAAGGCAATATTATCCGCATTCGGGAGGACGACCCCGACGCGCCGGGACTTATTTGGGCCCTTACTTCGAAGGGTTTCAAACCAATACCCAACACACACAATTATGAAATGGAATAGCCGCCGGGCCGCGGAGGTCTTTTTTTGGGCTTGCTTTCTCGGGGCCCTTATTATGTCATTAATCGTAACCAGTGAATTATGAAAAACTTCAAATTCGACCTTAACGCAAAGGTCGCAATCTACGTTCCCAGCACGACGGACATAAACGTGCCGACCGACAACAAAGAGTTTGTAAACGAAGTGATGACTAAATTTTCGGAGTGGTTCGGGGGTTGTACTTCGACCCCGGCGGTCGGGGGCTGGGTATCGAATTCGGGTGCGCTTGTGGTCGAAAACGTGATTATCGTGTACGCTTTTTGCACCCCTGAATCCTTCGGCCAGCATTTCGAGGAGGTAATGCAGTTAGCGACCGAAATCCGCGACGAGATGAAACAAGAGGCGGTAACGCTTGAATATAACGGACAAATCAAATTCGTGTAGCTATGGACAAGGGTATGAAAAAAGTGGTCAATCTTGTGACTAATTACATGTCGGCACTTTGCGAAACAGGGAGGGCTCCCGGCCGCGTGGATCGTAATATCGAAGCCGGGACCGCGGTATATTTTCCGGGCGGCGGTGCGGCAGAGTTCATAGGAAGCCCGGAGGATTGCGCACGGGTATTAAACGAGTATTTTCTATGAATCAGCAAATAATCATCGAGGGATGAACGAACGAAGGGAATACGAACGGGCGAAGGCGGCCTATATTGAGGCCGTCAAACGCGACCTTCGGCCTTTGATTAAGGCGCGGAGGTACCGGGAGGCGGCGGCCGAGATTCGCAATCACCCGGACATCATCGACGAATTACGAACCTATATAATCACAACGAAATGACACTGAAAAACGCGGTAACGAAGGGTGTGAAGGCATGGCGAGAGAGCCGTGTCGGGTACTGGCTTTGCATCGACCCGAAAACGGGCGAATACTATTTACATACATCGGCGGCTTTGGCGGAGTTGAACGGCTTAAAGGCAATGTACCGTCTTCCGGCGGTGTGTCATAAGGTCGTTTTGTGCTGGGACTGGAACGTGAAATTAGGGCCGCATGTCATCGGAACGTATATTGATTCGTCCGCCTATATTAAGGATTTGGACGGGAATTTCGTTCGAATAGAGGCGAAAAACAAGGCCGAATTAAGGAAAGCAATCAAAAAACAGTTATCTTTATGACATTCGAAGAGGCTAAACAGCAGGCAATCGAGCGGTCGGAGTGGGTTCTATGCCACGGCGCTGGCTACTACACAGCCCGGACCCCGGATGGCCGAGACATCATCGGAAAGGGCGAAAACGGGGTTTTCGTCGGCGGGGAGTGTCGGCGGGTTGTGGTTCGGGTACACAAGGCGACCGAATCAATCGAGGTGTATTTTGGCATGGAACGAAACGGCCTAATTTCCGCTTTAGAGGTCGGAGGGGACCACTTCGAAGCCGGATTAGAGTACTACCGCCGCGAGACCCGCCCGGCGACGGAGGCAGAAGAGAAGGAGGCCGTAACGTATTTGAGGCAACGTAATTATACTCACTTTAAACTATCGAAACGATGCACACTGAAACGATAACGATTTACAGCTACTCCGAACTTTCGGAGGAGGCGAAGGCCACGGCTTACAAGGCGTGGGAACCCGACTATGCGTTCGAGGCCGACAACCGCCGCACGCTGGATGCGTTCTGTGACGCCTTCGGGATTGAGGTGACGGAGTACCTATACGACGCCTACCACTATGTGTTCTACTGGGATGCAGACCCGGAGATCAAAGAGATCAGAAAGCCGGAACTGGATGGGTATATCCGGCACCGCCTTTCCCTCTTCGAGCCGACCGGGTTTTATTTGGACGAGGTGATCCTCGGCCCGGCCAAACAACCGACCGAAGGCAAGGTTTTCGGCAACGTCATCGAGGAGTGTTTAGAGGCGTTTTTCTCGGCGTGCTGTGAAGACGTCAAATATACGCAAAGCCAAGAATATTTCGCGGACTTCGCGGAGAATAACGAATTTGAATTTTACGAAAATGGTATTTGTATACGACATCGGTAAAAGCCGCTGGCAGGCGGACTTCGGCCGCGAAGCGCTGGAGTTCGGGCGCGATCACTTCACCATCGACACCGGGAACTATGTCATCACGGTGGACCCGAAGAGATACCGGATTTTCGACCGGGCGGCAGGAAAACCACTCGTTAACGGAGTGGTCCGGATTGACGAACAAGACATGAAGGATATTTTGGCCGCCGCGCCTAAGAGCCAGCGCGGATGGATTCGAACCCGGCTCGGATATATGGTAGTAGTATGACACGGGAAGAATATCGCCGGACCGTTAAGAGCGGCGGCATGTACACGACGCGCGACGTTTACGGGAACCCGCGCTTCATCATCCACTTCCTCGATCTGGTCCACGAGGATCACCCCGGCGACCATTGCGATAAAATGGAATCGGCCCGCCGCATGGCGAACAAGCACGGCGGGAGACGGTACCGCGGCCGAGTATTCGGCGGGGGTTTCGTCTTTCAAGTCTACGGGCTCGATCTTCTTATCGACGAACTTTACAACGACATCTATGAAAAGGATAGCTAAATACCAGACCAACGACGGCAACCTCTTCGATACGAGGGAGGAGGCTGTGAAGCACATCGACGCCCAAATCGGGGCCATCACGAGCCGTATTTCGCATGCGCTTGTGACGAAAAAGTGGAGCGAGATAGGGGACTGGGTTCTCGACAACCTCGGGACCTTCGAAGAATTAATTAAACTTAACGACGAACTGAAAGATGAAACAGACGAGTGAACAGATCATTGCCGCCGCCGAAGCGCGGGGCTGGATCAACGAAAACGAAATTGCCACCTTGAAGCGGCGACAGAACCGGGGCGAGCGAATCGAAATCGAGAACCCGATCCCGGTCAGCTACGAGCAAGCGCAAAAGGGGTTCGCGTGGCTTTGGGACAAGTACCGGACGCCGCGGGGTGCCGAGCGCAAGAATAACCCCTTCTCGAATCCGGAGGAGAAGGCGTTGGAGTGGGTAAATATGCACGGGGCCCGGTTCACCTTCAACGGCTTCTACGGAACCGGAAACAACTGGCATGAACCTATTTACGAACTTATCACGCCGATCTACGATATTCAATACATCGCCAGCCTCGGCCAATTTCAAAGAGTATGACCTTTTCAGAGACAGCAAAAAGAATTTCGGCCCGAATCGAAAGAGTAACGAAGGCCGAGCGAGTAGTGACCGAGATTTTGGACCGGGTGCTGAAAGAGCAGGACATACCCGAACCAAACATCGAGGTAGACACGGACGGAAATGTGAACCTTGTATACAAACTCAAGGAGGGGCCCAAAACCAGCGAGGTAGTCGTGCTTGCCGCTGTATTCCCGAACTTCACGAACAAAAACGGAACCAACTTAAAAATCTACTATGACGACATTTTCTAAAGCAGAGCAGGAGTTCATAGTTGAACAAATGCGGCGCGTCGGTATCGAAGTATACGCGGCGACGGATCGGTTTGTGACTTGCAAGGGGCCGCAGTGGGAGCGCTATTCGATTGCGGTGGCGAAACGAGCGAACGCAAAGGTCGAAGTTTTCAAACAGCCGACCGGAGAAACAACCTACAAATTTCAGCCCGATCTGGAGGCGTGGACGTGTATAGACTCCCACCGCATCACCTTCATGCGGCACAACAAGATCGACAAGCGTTTCGAGCGCATCCGGGTAAAGGATGTCAATCAACCCCGGACCAAGGAGGGGGAGTATTTGCCACTGAAACTCAACCGCCTGAACATGATTAACTCCGAATCGTGGGAGTATACCGAGATTGAAGAGGCGGCCGTCAAAGCGTTTTTGGCGGACAACGGCGACATCTACATCCCGGAGGAAATGATCCTCGCGGCAAACTATCTTATGCGATGAAAAGGTTCATTATACTGCCGGATGATTGTGGCGACGTTCGGGCGAGTAACTACAACTGGCGCTTCAAATTCCTGCACTTCTACCGCGACGGCAACCGCTTCGGTTACGTCGAGGTAGGAAACGAGCGCCACATCGAGGAGTATATCCCGGCATTTCGAAACACGCAAGACTTACAAATGAAGTGTTTCAAGTATTTCGGGAACCGGGTGAGCCTCAACAAGACGAAGGAAATTTACAAGGGCATCGACAAGGTGGCGGAGACCGTGCAGGACTTCGCCGACCGGAAGTGGCCCGAATACCGTGCCGCTGTACGGGCGGCCGAAGAGAAAGAAGCGAACGAAATTTTAAATCAGATTGTATGCAACATGTAGAGATCGGGCAGAAAGTTGTCCGGAGCAAAGGGGATTACGTTGTCGGCCGGATCGGTGAGGTCGTGGAGATCGACAACAAGAAGAAGCGGGCGCGGGTCTACTGGCTCGGAGAGAACCTGCGGACGTGGGTAAAGTTCGACGTGATCGAGGACATCAACGTCCCCTACATCATCACGCACGCCGGGCGGTTCCCGAAATACGAACGGCGATGAAACGAATCGTTGAGCGTCGAACGAACGTGGACTTCTGCAAACGGGTAGAGGTCCGCAACTACCGGAGCCAATACGGTTACGAGGTTCTCGACCGCTACCTCACGATTCCGGGCTGGAAACTGGAGGGGTTCACGGCAGTGAATCCGGGAACCAACGACCCGGTATTCGGCAAGATTTGGACCAACAATTTCGAAGGGTTCCTTTCGAACATCGCCATCCAGTGCCCGGACGCTTTCCCGCCGGAAATAGCGTGGCGGCGGTATCTGGACTACTTCTGCCGCCAGCGAATACTTCCCGGTCCCGTGATAGCAAAAGACTACGAAGAGGCAATGCAATACGGGAAAGTGTCGCATCATTATGAACTGAACATCGAAGGCAACACTGCGACCGTGACCTTCGACAAGTATTACACATTTAAACTGACAAAACTATGACACTGAATCAAGCAATCAAGACGCTGAACAACGAGGGCCGCCGACTGACGGTCCCCAGCGTCCGCAAACTCACCGGAATCAAGAGTGACGCGGTTATCCGGGCCGCGCTGGACAAATTCAAGGCCGATTTGAGGCGCAAAGAGAAAGAAGCGGAGGAGAAGTCCCAGATGGATGTGAAATACGCTGAAATCGTCGTAAGATGGCGAAAAAACCGCACATGGGGATCGACCTGCACCGCCGAGGCAAAGGTAGAGACCAAGAACGGAGAGTGGCACTACTTCACCTCCCCCGTCGTGAGCGGTTGCGGTTACGACAAGCATTCGCAGGCCCTCTCCTATGTCTTCAATGCCTTCTTCAAGGGCATGATCTGGCGACTGACCCCGGCCAAAGTCCGGCGGCGGGCGGAGAAGATGGGGCGATACTACACCTCGCGTGGGAAGGATAAGTGGGCGGGCATCCCTCTTGCCTTCTGTATCGGCGACTATGGCCGCTACTGGCAGGGAGCCGTCGGCACGGGGCCCTATATGGAGGCCGTGAAGTTTTTGGGCGGTAAAATGGTGCAGACTCACTGCTCGGAAGACATCGACATCTGGAACATTCAATTTTAAAATTATGCTGACAATCTTAATCTACGCTGTCGCGTTCCTGACCTTCGGCTCGGAACTCTTCGGCAACTACGACGGGAAAAAATGAAAATCGGAGACGTTTACATACACACCGCAACCAACACCCGGCTCCGGGTTGAGGAGATTGTGGAGAAACGGAAAGGGTATTTTACGGCGTACCTGAGACCCGAAGACCCGACATGCAAAAGTATGCTTGGGTATCTGGAGGATCACGGACGCTACCCCTTTCCGGTTAAATTCATAGAAGAGGAACTCAAAAAGGAGAACGGATCGTTTAAACGAACATAACCATGAAAGTAGGAGACACTTATATGTACTTGCCCGAGGAGGTCATCCTGCGGGTGAATAAAATCGAGAGGGACACGGCTTTTATGGGCCCGAGACACCGATGCCTTCGGTTCTTATGGTGCGACAACAAAGGCTACCCGTTCCGCATCGACCATGTAGAAAACAAACAAGGACCATTCATAAAACTGAAACAATGAAATCCAACGGAGAAATCATGCACTTCCATCCCAGCAGGCCGAACCGCTTGCTGGGAATCGACCAGTCCGGAGAGTTGTACGTTCTGGTGGGAAAGATCGAGTTCGCCAAAACCAGACCGCTGGACGGCTGGGTTCGACTGTACGGTGACCACCCCGCCACGATAACCGACATCGGCGGCAACGAACTCGGAGTGATATGGCTGGAGACAAAAATCCCGGTACTACCTCAAAAATCCATTGTCGAGACTGTCGTGGATGCGCGAAAATTCATCGCCTTCTACAACGATCCGAAGGAACGGACCAGCGTCAGGTATGACTTCAAACTCTCGGAGCCGTGCTACGACCCGATGATGCGCAAGTACATCGAGACCCACATCGACGAGTTGATCTACATGCTTCCCGGCGGCGGCATCACATTCATGTATAACCCCGATGATAACCGGACGGTCGGTTACATCACAAGAATCGAATAAATATGACAACGTTTTTAAATTACATCAACAACAACGAACTGCTGAGCCGTCGCTTCGCGGCGAAGTGGTGGGACCCAGATTCGATGACGTTCTCGGAGCACAAATTCACCTTGGGCGACGAGGTGAGCGACGACGATTACGAGTTCAAATACGCGCTGGCCGACGAGGTAGACAAAATCATCAGTTTGGACGTCGGCGACGCGCACTTCATGTCCTTCAACCGGGACGACGACCGACACAAGGGCGTTGTCGTAAGGGTGTCGTAAAGGAAAAGATATTATAATAAGGGAGTTTTAACTTGCAAATTAAAAATTAAACATTTATCTTTGCGTCATGGAAGGAGGATCAACATTCACGATAGGTAAGGGCTTCGGCCAGATGCTCCAGCGGATTGCGTGGGAGAAGTTGACGGAAAAATACAATCCGCGAGAGGCTGTCGAAATCATCACCAAGTCTCTACTGGGGTGTACCGAAGGCATGGCTGTCGATATTCTGGACGGCAAGATCATCCTCCGCGAGGACGAGTTGACGCAGGAGGTTCTGGGAGAATCTGGTCCCGGCGGAAGATTGTGGGCGTGGATCAGCGAACAGCGCATCCATCTGGAGGAGGAAGCGAAGGAGTGGGTCGAGGTCCTCGAACGGCTCCGGCAGACTATCGCGGACGCTGGTGGCAGGTTTGAGTTTACGGTGCGATACCCGGAACTCGTCAGCTACATCTCCGGCGATACGGACGCAGGTATTCTCGATAATCCTCACTCCGGTACGGTAGAACAGATCAAGGGAGCGATAGAGGGGTCGAATGACTTCTTTGCGAAGGTCGAAGAAGTGTACGGAGTAATCGCATGGATGTGCGATGCCCTGAATAAATCCCGAGTGCTCTTTTCTGATTCCGTTCTCCGGGTACGAACGATTATCGACTCGCTCATGTGCTCCGATCCGGAAGTGGAGGCTTCGATCCGCAAGCAGGATTTCCAGAAGCAACGACTTTCGGAGTGGATGGAGAACGAGAAAAAAAATCGAAGAGTATCATCAAACCGAGTTGAAGCCCGTGGAAATCACCGAGGGGTACGATGCCGGATGGCTGTCTCCCGATGGCGATTTCTACGGCCTCAACGGGAGCGTCGGGAACATGCTCCACCTCAATATCGCCGAACGGTTGTTGGCCTCGAAAAAGATTCCGGTAAAAGAGATGCGGAATCCGGATCGCTGGCTGGAAGAGAACGGCTGGGTTAAGATTCACCACGACTGGATTCTGTTCTCGGGATCGTTCTACGGCAAAACTCTCACTGAAATTCAGATCGACAAACTGTACCACTACGGAAATGTCTGTCACAAAGGTGTTCTGCTCCTCGGAACATCACAAGAACCAATAACCGCGACACGGCTCCGCGCAACTGAGCCGATAATGCTTAATAAATTACTGAATTAAAACTATGAAATTCGAGAGAAGACTTCACAATGGTAAATGGGCCGCCTATGTCCGGGTACTGGGTATCTGGTGGTTCATCCGCGATTTCGACAACGCGAAAAAGGCTGGCTATTTTGTCAGCATCGCAATGGGCCAGAATATTCTTCGGCCGCGCAAAGAGAAAAAGACGCCCACTCCTGAACTCGAAGGAGATTCCGGCGACGGGCCGTACCGCGTCGGCTCCGACATCCTCGTCACGGCCATCCAGAACCCCTTCGACGATACGAAGAAGTGGCCGATGGCGAAACTCCCGAACGGAACCATCGCTCGCATTACCTGCCTGCCGGACGGCCTTGCATACGTTCCCTACGGCACCAAATGTCAGGCCCGGATCACGGGAATCACGAACCAGTCCACCTCGGTGGCGTTAATCCAAATCATCGAATAACATGAACAAGAATTTCGACTGGCTTGCTCCGGCTCGCTGGGATCACAAGAACATGAACTTCGTTGAGGCCATGCTCGGCGACTACTTCGACGAGGAAAAGTGGGCAAAGATGTGGAACGAAATAGAAGGGGCGAAAAAAGCCTTCGAGAAGAAAAACAACCGCATCGCGCTTATGACCGAAGCCTCCGAGATCATTCTGAGCGTTTTGGAGAAGAACATCAAAGTTAAGCCGAACCGCCGAGATCAACTTCTCATTATCATCGGAATCGAACTCGGCATGCAACACCAGAAGATCAACGGCCTCAAGATCGCCGCGATGGAGGCCGCAAACAACGAACGACGTGGAACTGATAGCTGACAACAACGTCGTCGCGCGAAAGGAACACGTCTGTAATTTCTGCTCCGAAAAGATCAAAAAGGGGGAGAAATACAATACCCAGACCATCAAGGACGACAGTGAGATATACACATGGAAGGCACACCTCACATGTCTGATGGTCGTTCGGGATGCAGGTTATGACGACAGCCTCACGCAAGACGATTTCCGGCGCGTTGTAATGGAGGATTACGCCCTGCAAGGGAAATGCCTCGGTTGCCCTCACAAAGACGACAAATGCGCCGAAATGCAGTCCTTCGAGGAGTGCCTTCCCTATGTTGTAAACTACATTTATAGCACATGAAAAAGTATTGCATCTACACTCGCGTGAGCACCGAAGAGCAGGGGCGCTCCGGCCTCGGTCTGGAAGCCCAACTCGATCAGTGCCGCGAATATATTGCCCGCACACACGGGCAGAATATCGGCGAGTTCCGTGACATTCGCAGTGGAAAGGATCGGAACCGTCCGGGCCTTCGTCGCGCGATGGAATTGGCCGCGCGTGAAGGTGCAACTTTGATCGTCGCCAAACTGGATCGACTCTCCCGTGATGCGGAGTACGCGCTGTATTTGCGCAACACGGGGGTCGATCTGCTGGCGATAGACTACCCCGAGGCGACAACGATTACCTTCTGTCTCGCTATCGGCTTGGCTCAAACAGAGCGCGAACTTATCTCAGGCCGAACGAAATCGGCGCTCGGCGTCCGGAAGAAGCAACTCAAGGAGCAGGGCTTCTTTATCTCCAAGGCCGGGCGCCGGGTGACGCGGCTCGGGAATCCGCGACCCCAGCGGGGGCCGATGTCTCCGGATCAGTTGGCCCGCCGGATGGAGCGGATCGCCGAGAACCGGGTTGTGGACCCGCGCATGGTTGAGGCAAAGAAATACGCCCTCGCATTACAGCGTAAGGGCTGGTCGCTGGCTGAGATCGCCGACCACTTCAACGAGGTGGAGATCGAACGGCCGCGCGGCGGAAAATGGCACAAAATTGCAGTTAAACGAGTATTGGAGTACAACGATGCAGAGTAAGTTTAAGATCGGCCAGACGGTATTCTGGACCAAGAACAAACACTGGTATGTGGTCGAGGCGAACCTGAGCCCGGCATTCGTGGCGCTGGAAGGTTATCCGAATCCGGTCTCGGTCGCCGAGCTCAAGACCGAAGAGGAACTGAACGAGACTAAGGAGTGGGCGAACGGCGGGTACGACTTCCGAATCGGAACGGCTATCCTGCTGGCGGGCGTTATCGCTCATTACGGGCTCAAAACGGCCAAAGATAATCTCGGTGATGTTGTAGGCATCGCTAAAAGCATAGGAGAGTTGTGAAAAATCGCATCAACTGCTATGTAAAGGTTACGGACCCGGAGACACGGGCAGGGGTCGTAAAATGGGCCAAAAAGAACAAAATTCGCAATGGTTCCGTTTGCGACGATGGGTGTGATTATATCGTGTTCTATGACGGCTCAATTTCGAATACTAAGTTTTGGGGATGGCTTATTAAAGAGGGGTGCTACGGGTTTGTAGACTGTGGCGAGGACATCCAGCTATTCTATGTGATGGTTGGCTATGACACGAGCAAATTCCACCTGCAATACTTTGTCGATGCGGAGGGAAGATGGGCTCAAGGCGTCGTCATGCGCGATGCAAAGGGCAGAATGTGCTACTGCATCGACGAGTTGGACGACGATTTCAATACCGAGAATTTTCGGCACGCAACAAAAGAAGAACTTATCAAAAAGGCAAAATCATGGACATGTACTACAAAGTGAAACCCGGCTCCCCGACGTGGAAGCGGGTAGTTGAGTTCGAAGAGAAGCGGGATCGCGTCTTCGATATTCAGAAGAAAGTGCTGACTAAACTCGGCATCGCCACCTACAAACATTTCGGCGGGGTGTTTTACAGCCCGAATGTCCTCCCCGTAACGTTTACTTCGGAGGAAGCGAAGATCGGCTGGAAAAAGGTCCGGGGTGAGAACCACTACCAACTCGACACCAAGAGCCCGGAATACAAGCGCATCAAGACTGAACTCGAAACGATTCCGACTGTGTACAAGCACGAGCTATCCTCGGCTGTGGGTATCGAAACGAAGATATTCACCCCCGGTTTCGCCCACGATCATGGGGATATGGTCGTGTGCGTTGACTTCGGCTGGATCGAAGACCTGAGCGATTTCGAGGAAATTCTCGCATCCGAATTCAAAAGAGTCAGCGACAATGTGCAGTAAGAAGTTCGGAATCCGGCCGGAGGAGGTGGTGCCCGGCGCGGACGTTTACTACTACCACTACATCTCCGACAACGATCACAGCGAACCCGTCAAGACCAAGTTCCGCGGCATGCCGTGGCAACTCGGCTCCGGCGACTGGGTTGTTCGCGTGGAAAACGTCGTCGGTGGAGTTTCTCTCGACCACTTATCATTCAATCGCTATGTATAATCTCGAATACGACCGGGTGAACAAATTGTTTGCCGAATGCGCCTACCCTATCGGAGAGAAGCCGAAGGGTCCAGACATCATTGTGGATTCCATCAGCGGGGTCCAGTTCATCTACCGCAAGAAGTTCCAGAAACACCTTCCTGAGATCGGGAAGATGATCGACGATCTCCCCGACGAGTTCTTCGATCTCTCCGGGCCGTTCTCGCTCCTCGCAACGCGCCGCGACGGTACGATGTGGACCGGAGAACCGATGGTCATGGAGAAGTTCCTGATCTTGGCTATGGCCGCAGGGCTTGCCAAGTTCACGCTTCCCCGCTCGGCTTGGAAGTTTCTGCCGAACAAACTACCCTACATCCACTTCGACCGCT